AACTCGGCGTACTTTTCCAACACTAACTCCAAAAGGATACCTTCTTGTTCAAAGGCATGTTTGGCACCTTTAGCCAGTTCTTGTATTCGTTCGTTCATTTTTCAACTCCAAAATGTTCTTTAATCATGTCACCAGTGCCAGCACAATTACCTGTTGCAATAATACATTCCCGCACGATCAATTCGGCAAACTCATCAGCAACATCTTGCCAGTTCATTGGTGTTTTTGTGTGCTTAACAACACACTGGGCCCAAAGTTCTCGGATAGGATCGTTCATTCTTCAACTCCGAAATGTCGTTTGATCTTATTTCCGACATATACCAATGCCTCGTTGAAGCCTTCATAATATTCGCTTTTGGTGTTGGTATATTGACTATTAACAGACAACTCAGCACATTCTTTCACAATTAGTTCGGCGAACTTTTCTAAATCTTGCTCAATACCAAATCGTACCATTGATACCGCATCAAAACCAGCCTGTAGAGCAAGGTCTTTAATTCGTTCGTTCATTCTTCATCTCCGAAATAACTATCAAAACATTTTTCGCACGTTCCGGAGATTGCTACTTCTGCATGTCCCTCTTTTGTGAAGATATTCACACCAAACTTGAACGGCTGCTTACAATCAATACACCTAGCGGTGTCCTTGTCAACCCATTCTCTACCTACTAGGCGTTGTTCAGTTGTCATTGTTTAACTCCAAAATGTTTTTTAATCACTGTTGAACCTGTTAGTAATGCTTTGTTATATCCGTTGTCAAAATCTTCAACTGATTCAAATACAGGGACAGTAATACTTTCTAAAGTCAATGCACATTCTCTAACAATCAACTCGGCGTACTTTTCCAACACTAACTCCAAAAGGATACCTTCTTGTTCAAAGGCATGTTTGGCACCTTTAGCCAGTTCTTGTATTCGTTCGTTCATTTTCTATTCATCCATCCGATAATGAAAAATATTGGCATCGCTGGCAACATAATAGGATAGTCATACCATTTGCTCTTTCGGAATTTATATCCCATAATATTCAGGAAAAACACAACTCCTGCGATAGTCCACAGAATGTAAATTGCTATACAAATCAGAAATGTCGTCATTCTTCAACTCCGAAATGTTTGCGGATGTTTTCAATGGACTTATCTACAGCCCAGACAACATCGTCGTTTTCACAATTGCTCACACCGATCATGGCAATTTGACTAACACATTCCCGAATCAACAACTCGGCAAACTTCTCTAATTCTAGTCTACTAAAAGTCCAAGAATCGATTACTGGATAATCTCTCAGTACCTCGAGTGCGATATCATATACGCGTTCATTCATCTAGATGCTCCTCAATTAAAAACCGTCACCAGCACCAAAAGAAGTACAGACATAGGCACATAGAGAATGTAGCACATCCAGAATAAACCTTCAATTAATGCATCAAACATATCACGCATCATGCGCTCCTATTTTGTTATAACTATTGGTCAAGCAAAGTCTTTACGATTGTGACGCTCGCGAGCAGAACTAGCGAAATTGCTGATGTTGCCACACTTGTCTTCCCAACGAAGCAGACTACGAGCAGTCCAACCAATGTCTATCTTGCTTTCGCAGACAGCCTCTTGGTTCACAACACCATTGAGAAAGATACGCACATGATATCGACCGTTGATGCAGCGAACAGTAACTTCATGCTCGCACTCGCCTACGATGCAACGCTGGATTTGGATAAGTTGAGTATAGCGGTCTTTCATCTAGATGCTCCTCAAATAGTACGTTCGTGTGCTGGGTTATTGAAACAAGTACAGTATTCCATAGAGCACCAGCAAGGGTCCATAGAGTGTAGCACACACAATGCCCAGTAGCAGAAGAAAGGAAGCAAAGAACTCAACAAACTCGCCAAGTTCGCTCATGCTATTCTCCTCACTTACCCAGGTAGTGAACAATTACGGTGGGACCCACTAGGCATAGCATTGCTACGATACCAATCAGAATATCCATGTTAACCCTCAATTCGTTGTTCAACCAGCTGCGCCATGTACAGAGTGTCCCGGTACCGAGCAACCCACGACTCTGAACTCATCGCATTTTCAAAGCTTTTTATCGCTTCTTGCTTAGTGCGATAAGAACCGAGCAGGAAGGGACCCTGCTCGTCTCTGCCACCTACCACATAGCCATGATCCCAGTTCTTCATGTTCAAGCCTCCACAGTCAGCACCGGAGCTGGATCAGTAATACGGCCTTCGTACTCCAGCTGGCTCTTCTCGTACCAGGTCAGGAAGTCGTCTGCCACAACCTTGTAGGAAACGATGTACTCGCGATACCCCTCGTTGTTGCACTCAATTTGGCCACGCACACGGTCCACGATCACCTCGATCATGTCGCACTCGTCCACGTTCTTGACCACGTAGTCGCTGCCGCCCTTGGCCTTCCAGTAGGCATCAGCACCAGTACCCAGCGAACCATCTTCGCGCCAGGCGTAGTTTTCGAAACATTGAGTAGTGATCAGAAGTTTGGTCATCGTTTCCTCCTTATCCCTAAGTGTTAATTTAAACAATGAGACTATTATACATCAACCAATAATCTTGTACACTACTATTTTGTAACAAGCAAAAACCTGTAACTAAAGTTACAGGTTTTTTGAAACTATTTTACAGGTTACTAACTTTAATCGTCAATCCATTCGTGCTTATATTTCTTCCAGCACTGAATAGCCTTTTTTAGATTATCCATCTGTTCTAGACGAATATGATCCATGATTCCCCATTCATGATATGTGTTTGTCATCTTCCAAAGACGATCATGTCTCTCTTGTAGAGTTGCAATAACAACATCGTATTTTTCTTCAGTCATTGTTTACACCTTGCGCGGATAGCGGCTGCGCAGACGGAGATCTGCCATGCAGCACTGCGCAGACTGATTGTTTCATCCGTATCTGCGCCGTCACATGCCTGTTCATTTTTCATTGCTTTGGCATCGCACACCTTCGCACACGCCTCACGCTCGGCAGCGGCAACAAGTTCAGCAAAGCGCGCGAACACGGGGTAGAGATCGCGCTCTACCCACGCGACGTGTTCAAACATGGCCCCAGCCTCCTGCGCCATATGCATGATGTCGTCTCTGGTCATGCTAACTCCTCATTTGGAAATTCTTTAGTTGGTCGAAACATATACTCCGACTTCTCAGGAATAACATATGGAAAAGTTACAGGAACTCTGGACTCATATGATGTGAAATGGGATTTAAACGGCTTACCGTCATTAATACTTGGAACTGATACCCATTCCCAGAACACTTTGCCATCGATATTGTATGCACCATTGTTATCTTTGAAGACACTGCCGCAACGCTTGTTCTGAAACAGAGGACCTCCATCAGTGCCATAGGATCTGCTAATATCAACCCACTCCTGGTCTTCACCAGTTAATGGTGTAACTGGCTTGAATCTTGCAAGCGTATCAAACAAATTAAGCGTATATGGCGCAGTAGTTCCAGAGTGCCCTTCATCACTGAATGTCTCTAGCAACTTTAGAACGTGATTGCAAATTTGTTCTTGCATTTCGTCGGAGAACTTGCCGTTCTCATCCATCCAGCCAGCGGCCCTAAACTCATTCTTTGCGTAAAATTCGTAGTTGCTCATTCTAATCCCTCGTAAAACATTATGCGCCACATTTCTTTTACAATTTTAATCAAAAATCAACCTGCGCAATTAATATTTTAAATGTAACCAACCAATATCCTTTTCCATTGGAGTTATAGTAACTTCTTTCTTTGAAGACTCAATCAAATTTGATAGAACACCCATTCCATAGACTGAGCATCCATACGCATTTTTGCTACACCCGTATGTTGAGCCTGACGCTCCACGAAAGTAGAAGCAATTTTCATCTTCAGAGACTGAAACAATTCCACTGTTCATCTTCCAACTATCGCCTCCCGCAAACCCACCGACCCAAGTTGCAAAAACACGGTAGTGCTGTGGAAGCTCCTCTTTGATCGGTGTAATCTTTAAAACCATCCACCTGTCTGGCATATAATCTTTGCTCATGTACGTGCTCCAAATTGTTTTCTGATGATAGTGATCTGTTCATCAAGAATAGCATTTTTCTGATATAATGAAGTTTGCCCTGAATATGTTCCACCGCTGTACGGATCATCTTTCTTACTTGTGTCTAAAACATTTATGCATTCATTCACAATTGATGTTGCAAAATCTTCAAGTGTCAACAGGGATTGGCCATGTCCTGAGAAAGATACAAATTCTCCATGCACGTCTTTTCCGAAGTAAAGCCCTGCTTGCTCTGCTAGACTTCTAATTCGCTGATTCATTATTTAATCCTCTAATTTTATAAATCGCTTAGTATTTGTTTTACGAGTTCCGCTCATCCACGGTTGAATAGACATGTTGTTCAAATACATCTCCATTGTAGGAATGAAACCAAGATCCTGCTGAATATGATCCTCTGCAATGTCTCTAGGAGAATATTCTCTACCATCTGAATTTATGCGCGTACGACCAAAAACTTTTTCTACTAAAAAGCACCCAAATGCGGAGTGTAAAATAGCGCGGTGGCGGACATCAGCAACTGCTTGCTTCGTCGAATCGATAAAGTCGTCAATGTCGGCATAGTCATCTGGCTTTCCACCATACTTCTTAACATGAATCTTACTGTGTAGAAATGGCTTCAAGGAAGCCTCTTGACTATTGATACGACTTCACCGCTGTTGGCTTCATAACTCATGCACCCTCGCTCAAGACACGAATGGTCAATCATGAATTTATTTTCAATCGATGTCGCGCTCATTGACGCTCGAAGATGTTCAATTTCTATAGCAGCCTCTTCAAGGAGGTCAGCAATTCGGTCAGGCTTACCCTCCTGCACGCTCTTCCTCGATGGGATTTGGCGCCTAATCTCAGCACGCTTTCTTAGCCGATAAACAACATCATTCTCATCCATCTTATTCCTTTGACTCCATTGCCCAATGCACTACCTTCCAATCATCTAGACAGTCCTCAAAGCAGTAAATTGCATCAACATGGGTCTGACCATACTTTTCACACATCTTGCTATACCAGTAGGGCCAGTATTCTTTCCTCACATCTTCTTCAGACATTGTAACATATTCTGGGTCACCTGCATCATTTTTTGGTTGGACGAAGGTAAAGTATCTCATCACCATTCTCCCTCTGCGCAAGACATCAGGTACCTATAAACCGCCTCTGGATCTTTCTCAAATACTTCTTCTGGCGTGCAGCCAAAAAATTTATTATGTCTATTCCACCAATCCACAGCAAGGTCAAGTCCTAGCATACCAACTAGAAGAGCGTGGCACCTCCTATGAAGATTATCAGAGGATAGCATCTTTAACTATTATCTTAGTTGGACAATCATCGCGTGGGCACACATAACCAATCACCTCACCATTTGCGCCAATACCACAGACCGAGCACCCCTTATTCGCCCCAGGGACGTAAGGAGCACTTCGGTTTTCTCGTCCATTGTTCATTGCCTCAAGGTATCCACAATCATAGACGTTCGATAGCATCTGTGAAAATAAATCTGCAAAGTTTCTTGGCATACCTGCAGAGACAAGAGTGTCTACAGTATTTTCAATAATTTGTTGCTTATATGTTTTCAAGAGACATACTCCTTGACATTCTGCAATTTAAAATGAGATGCAATTTTATTTGAAACCGAAGTATCATGTGTATCGGTAATTTTTATACATTCCTGAATAATTAGCCGTGCAAACTTGTCGCGGTCAAATCGGTGATGCGTGCTAGGAAAACCACCGAAGCCAAAGTCACTCGGTTCTTCAACCCAGCATTTTGAGGAAATTTGATAAATTAAATCGCTCATTTATTACTCACTTTTAAAATGGTCTTTTAGACGTTGGGAATACTCACTTGCAGGTACGCGCCGATCAACAAGGTCTTGAACAACTGCAGCACATTCTTTAACAGAAAGTGCAAACAGCCTATCGAATTTTTCTTCATGAAACCACACGTCATAGTCACCAAATTCAGCCTCATCTAAAATGCTCTTAAGTCTGTGATTCATCGCTTAACTCCGAATTTTTCTGCCATATACCAGCCAACGCTAATATCCCGATCGTAATCGGGATATCCCTGCTCCTTCAACTCTGCAATTTTAGCACATTCCTGAACAATCAACTCGGCGAACTTTTCTGGATTAAGGTAGGCAGGACCAACACCGTCTTCTTCCCAGCATTGATCAACTAGTTCTTTAATTCGTTCGTTCATTCCGAAACTCCGAAATGTTGTTCAATATAAGCACCAGCCATTAGTTGACCAGCATATAGTTCATTATTCGTACCGCGATTATAACATTGGTTCAAGCATTCTTTAATAATCAACTCAGCAAACTTTTCCGCAAACGAAACAGGATGTCCAAAGTCTGGACTTACCGCAGTTACTTCCCAAGCCTGTTCGGCAAGTTCTTTAACTCTCTCATTCATTTTCCTGCTCCTTCAACTAGTGCCTGGAACTCATGCCAGTATTGAGGCATGCCCCAGGTTTCCTCTGTAGAGTTAGCCCACCTGTCAAATGTTCCATATCGCTCACTTACCTGGAATTGTCCATGCATATTCACCCGCCAATGTCGTCCATGACCCTTCCAGTTCAGACGACAGTTACGAAGCTTACGTCCTTCAGCGCGCAGCCCTGCCTTAGAAGCCCAATGGTGAATCTGCTTAGGCACTTTCACGGTTTAACCTTTTATAGTAGGGTTTTTCAAGCGAGTGCCAAAATAGATCAAAGTAGTCTTCAACTTGGTTGATATTATTAAACGAATTCATGTCAATATTAAAGAATGGCTTGTCACTGCCAAGATTAAAATTTACTGTAGCCATAAACCCAAATTCTGGAAGGTTTAAGCGATAATCACTTGGATAATTTTTACGATCATAGCAATATACAGTAATAAAATACCGAATACCAGCCTCATCATAAACTTCGCGCTGCACAATAAAATCAGCGTATTTATTTATCTCTTTGTTTGTCGATGAAAGAGGAAACTTTCGATACCCTCGGCTCAACCAATTTTCAACAGTTAGTTTATTCATTTTTGATGCTATCATATGATAGTCCGAGAGTCTTTAACATCTTCAGTTTAATAAGAAGGTTGGGCGATCTGAATTTTTCAGTATCGTAAAAACCTAGAATCGTTCCAATTTCGCATACTGCACCACTTCTGCAAACTCCAACCACGCAATGAACAACAACATTCATTCCAGAAGATAAAGCATGCGTCAGCAGTGAGCACAACTTCTCTATGTCCTCATCCTTCACCGAGTGCTTGCTAATTGGATCTTCTATGTCTAGAAATTTGAAGCCATGAATTTCTTTGAATGACTTAAGAGGCTTTGGAAATTCCATGTCAGGATCAACAATTTGAATAAGCATCGAATTTTCTCCAGCATCAAAGTGTTGACCCCTTTCTATGTCAGTCAGAGAAACATTTTCAATCCAAGGCATTTTAAATCTTCTTAGTATTTGTTACCACTCCAGAACACGTTACTTAGCAATAATCTTTCAGTCTTCTGGCTTTGTGTGCTCATCACAAGCAGTATATAACCATCCTTTTCCACGCATTTTTCCCGGATTACCACAGGTTTCACATATTCTTCCACTCAAGTCTTCTGCAAAAGAAATATAAGCATCAGTTATTTCATCACCACCGTCGACATAAAAGCGAAGAGTGCCAAACTTTTCCTTCACCTGTGCGCAGATAACTGGCTCAATCTTTTTCCATTCTACCCTGCGTTGAATCTTTTCACAGAGCATGTCAATTAGGTCAAACCACCCATCATTGCACTCAATGTAAAACATAGCGAGTGGTGTTTTGTCATTACTATCAGGATCTGCAATTCGCATGAAGATAGTTGGATACTTTTCTACGAGCAGTTTTGTTTTTTCTGGAGACATACTATTTCACTTATTGAATTTTTTGCCAACCTACAGGCATACATAGAAAAAGTTCCTCATCAACCTTTACAATATCGCCAACACAAATCGATCGCTGGAAACCAAACAAGCGGTTACGCTCAGTTGAACGGCTAGGGTTGTTTGAAATGTCAAATACTTCTTCTGCTGCATCAACCCCGTGCTTTTCAGTTTGTGCTGCGCAAACACTTTTATATTTACCTTCTCCCCACACTTTATCTACGTAAGTAATGAATTTGCTTTGCCATAGAAACTGAGAAATATCCACTGATTTATCAAAAAAAAAGATATTTACTGAAGACATATCACCCCCTAACGTTGACTTACTCTTCTTCTGTATCGTTTGGCGACTCTTTGAAATGCCCCTTTGCAATAAGTTGCTCAAAGGTGCTAAACAACTTTTCAAACTTCATTTGATACAGAGTTTTCATTCCAAGAAGGACATTTGCCAATTCATCCTCGGACATACGACGCTCGCAGGAGGTCTCAAACAACATGTCGATGTCATCAACAACGCCCCAGCACTTCATGATTTCCTGCTCAAGATCAAATCGGTTAGCCATTTTTATACTCCTTTTTCTGTGATTAAATTATAACCAGAGAAGTCATCCACTTCAAAGACTTTTTTGGTTGTGTATTCCTTAATTTTCTCAAGCACTTCCTCGTGCATCACATCTTCAAACTCAACTTTGTCAAAGGCGATTCTACCGTTAACACCTCGCTCGAATGCTTCTTTAAAGTAGTTCTCTCGCTTTTCCTTGTTTACCCAGCGGAAAGCCTTTCCGTTAATGATGTCAATAACTTCCATTTCATACACTTTGTGCGTCTGCGTGTCGATAATAATTGAAGCAGACAGTCCTTCCTTCAGGTCACTGTCAATATAATACGCATTTGGACCATAGCATGACCAACAGAACTCACTTCCACCAGTAATCCGATAGTTGATAGCATCCAAGAATTTCTGTATTAACATTTTTACTCCAATGTCAAAACTTCAAAGTCAACATATTCATATGTGCCTTGCTTGCTCAAAGTATGAACGAGGGCCCGCGCCTTTTCTTTACTGTCAACAGCGTGCAAAATATGGCGATCAACGGCGCATCCTGGCAAACCAGGAAATGGCTTTTGATCGCCAAACACAATAAAGACTTCCATCGTTGCAACTTCCTGCATAGTATTTCCCATGCTTGAATACGGTGGTCTTAGAGAGAATGGGGAGGTGCTACTGGACCAGTCGTTTCACCGCCGAGATCACTCAACGGAGCACCTCCCCAACTCAATACTTCAAGAAGCCTGCACAGGAGCGACTTCCGCCGGCTGCTCAACCACGGGAGTGGTTTGAGCCTGCAGCCGAGCAGCGACCTTCGTGCGCAGCGTGGCAACCTTCAACTTCTTGAGGTCAGCACGTTGGCCAACCTTGAGCGTCACAGCCTGCTCGAGCAACTTGGCAAAGTCAGCAGCCTTGCCTTCAATCACAGCGTGGTTCCAAACCGGTCCAAAGGAGAAGCGCTTGCGCGCAGCACGCTGAGCAACCGACTTCGGCACCACGGGGGTGACGGCAACTTCCACTTGGGCAACTTCAACAGTTTGAGTGACTTCATTCATTTTCAAAACTCCTTAATGATTGACGTTTCAGAGAATTCGGTTATTTGTTTAACCGATGAAGCCATTATACATCAACCAGAAGTCTTGTAAACAACTTTTTCGTAACAAGAAATAAGATTGTAACAATGTATCAAAAATGATACATTTAGGAGCCCAGCCGCTGCTCAATCCACCGGACAATTGCCTGCTGCAGCATGGGCTTGAGGTCTTCTTTGTTGAGGACCAGTCGCTCGTCAAAAGCCAATTCACCATCGGCAGTTACATCGGCGGCCCCGCTGCTGCAGAAGCAGTCCATAAGGTCAAGCGTGGCGTGCTCAAGTGCCTCATCAAAATCAACTATGCCAACAAGATTTTCAAGCGTGCTTTCAAGTTCATCAACCCGCTGAAGTAGTTGATTTCTTTCTGACCTAGCAATTGCTAGGTCAATCGCCATTGTCTTCAGCGTCTGGTTCATGCTTGATAAAACATCTGACGCCTGCTGGATAAGACTTGGCAAATCTTCAGCAATTACGGCTATACCATTACCGCCAGGGGCAGTAATGGCTCCCATGCTTCCGTCGATGATGACCTGCTGTAGGCTTTGAAGGTTTGACTGCTCTTCATTTTTTCGGCTTACAATCGTTGGCATTTTTACTCCTTGATATAACCGACCTTTGCTTCAGTGCCTGGAGGACATAAAGAAATTAGATAATCTAGTTCCTCTTGAGATACATCCACTGGATCAACTGGGGGAAACCGATTTAGAAACTTCTCTTCGTCCATCTGCCCCCTAAAGCCCGGTCCAGCGTACTGTACCTGATCAGGCCGCCGACGGATAACTGTCACATATGTATTCTTTTCTTCGTCTAGATAAATTTGACCCGCTGAAACACCAAAGTTTGCTTGAAAGTTCATTTTTACCTCAAGGTAGTGGAAGGATAAAATATTGTAGTCTATCCTTCCACCCTTGTACACCTGCGAATTTAGGTTATGTAACTGTAATAGTTATTGTACCTGTTGTTGCACTTCCAGGAACGTTTAGATTTCTGTCTGTTACGTTCAGAGTAAATGTATAGATTCCAGGAGTAGATGGAGTTCCTAGAATAATTACATCCCCATTGCTTCCTTGATTTGCTATTAGGCTTGTGCCTGGAGGTATTGCTCCAGAAGCAATCGTATAACTTGAAATTCCATTACCAAAGCCAGAAGTAACATATGCTACTGTCTTTCTTGGAGAGGTATACGTTGCTATTGGGCTACCAGATGCAAATGTCCAGTTGGTTGTTGCAACTGTAAATGCTGAAGAATTAACAACAAGATTTGTTGACCCAGATGCACTTCCACCGGAGTTTGTAACTGTCATCGACAATAAACCGGCTGAACCTAGAGTTATCTCACCGCTATAAGAAATATTGCCACCGCTAAAATTGTATGTACCATAACCGGTAAATGCAATTCCACCGCTAACAGTATATGTTCCAGGAGCAGTTGGTCCACCACTTACTGTAATTGAAGTTACAGTACCTGTGTATGTTCCAAGTGCAAATGTTCCAGCACCATCTAGGCGTGCAGTTGCTGAGGTAGTTGCTAGCATACTTAAAGTAGGTGCTGGCGCAGGTGCAGGTGCTGGCGCAGGTGCTGGCGCACTTGCAATAACAGTTACTGAACGAGTAGCAACTGAATATCCCACTGCATTCGTGGCTCTCATCCAAACATTATGGACACCAGGAGGTAGAGATGCAACAACTGATGCACCTGCCGCACTTGTCTGATCAACACTACCATTTCCTGTAAAGTCCCATTCAATTGTTGTTGGAGAATTTGCAGAAGTATCAGTAAACGTAATAGACGCTGGGTTTCCTATTGCAGGGTTTGGACTTACTGCGAAACTTGCTATTGGCAATCCTGCGGGAACTGTTCCACTAGCTACAGTAATATACGCAATTTTTGTAAGAACGTCTGAACCACCAGAGTTGGATGCACGTACTCTAACGCTATATTTTCCTGCTGTATAGTATTTGTAAGTTGGTATTGTCACAAATGGATAAACAAACGGAGTGAAATTACCATTTCCTTCAAAATCAAATTCTATAAGAGATGGTGAACCAGTTCCTGTCCATGAAAATGTAACTAGACCACCAGATGCAGGGGAAACAGTATTTGCGGTAAAATCAACTATTGGTGCTGGTGTAAATGCCACATTAGCAAATGGAGCAGAAGTTCCTGCAGCATCAGTACCGGCAACATATGTCAATGGGGCTGGAAACAGATCTATGTTGGATATACCATACGCTGTTCTATCTCTAATTACCTGCACGTTCACAGTAGAAGAACCAGTAAGACCTACATCTGATTGTAGCCGAACATCTACGTTGAAACTACTCCCACTTGCAGAACCAGTAATCATTATGCCATTTGCCCCCGATGTTTTATTCACCAGTGTTGATAAAGACGAGATTGCATTTATTAGACCTACAGCACTTGGTACTGCAGACATTACTAAAGGAATAATATTACCAAATGACCGTGTTTTATCTGCTGTAACTCTAAAATACGCGTTTGCGTCATCGATAAATGCCTTGAATGCAGTATCAGCAGCTGTTGGTGATGGGCCATGTGTATATACAATTTGAATTTGAATTGCATTTCCGCCATAGATGAATGCATCACGATCAGCAACTGAAGTAAAGTTAAATTTTGTGTTTACATATGCAGTTCCACCAGTCCAACTTCCTGAGCGAATGCAATGTAACTGTGATACTACTTCAGGAGAAAATGATGTTACAGTGCTTGAATTGCCAGCAATTCCTCTTAGAGAATATCGATTTTCTTCTGCAAGTTGAAGTGTGTTTGCTGTTTCTGTATATGCACCAAACATTGTAATTGAACCAAACTTACGACTCATTCTTCTTTCTAGAGAAGGATACCGTACATCATTTGCTGGGAGTGCTAACAGGTCAGCAGGTGCTTGTCTGCCGTCCTGAACAAATGGGATTGAACTGATGCTTTCAACAGCGGCAGTAGGTAAATCTAGTCTGCTTACTGCCCATTTTGCAGCAGCAAGCAACTTATCCCAATCCTGTGAATATGGTTGAGCCTCAAGTTGGGGTACTGTTATAGGAATCGCAATATTAGCATCGCTATTAAAAGCGGTATTTAGGTCAGAATCTAGTGCAGTAAAATCTGTTAGATTGTTAATGAACTTTCCTACTGCACCATTACCCCCAGTTATTGCTGGGTCATCAATTAACTGACCTACAACTTCACGTATTGCATTATATTCATATCTTACACCATCTGCTTCCACCTGTGGCCAAATTTGATTCCAGCCCCCATTTCCTGTACCAACAGGAAAACGTCCTAGACCGGTATAAACATAAAGAACAGCGCTGTTGTTTCCTGTGCGCTCGAGCCATAGGTCACCAGTGGTTGGAGATCCAGGTGCTGGATCTCCAGGTGAAGTAAAACTTATCGTTCCCATTGTTCTCCACGTGATGGGAACTGTTGATGTACATAATTTTAGAACCTCAGCAGCAGAGTCATACCAAAGTTGCCCTGCAGTGGGGTATAAAGGAGCAGTTGAATCTGCAAAGTTCTCAAGCAGCCTCAACAGGTTTTCTTGCTGTGCTTTACCGTAGTTTGCAGCGCCTTTGCCAGTTAGCACGAGTGATGTTGCAGTTGTTACAGTAGAAGCAACAGGCACTGAAATAGAAGTCTTTCCTACAATGGTAGGATTTTTCCAGACTAGAGTATACATTCATCTTCCTTTCACCGGCTTGAAAATATGGCGTGGTGCAACCGGTTTTAAGCATCCACTGCTTATTTACGCGGAAAAGACAAAGGGGGTCTTAAGACCCCCATTATTGCTAAAGTTTCCTCCTTATGCTCGTAGGATAGATGGTTCTTGAGAAGACCTCTGTGTTTTGGTCTCAGGAGAATCAAGGTATGTTAGGAGTTCCCTAACTATCTCTGAGCGCACGCAGTCCTGATTTGTAAAGCGAATAACATTTATATTGCGGCTGACGCCTGCCAATTTTCTGCTTATCCACCTTAGTCCATTCTCACTGCCACCACGTAAATCACTTTGAGTATCATCTCCATTAATGGCAAACTGACTGTATTCACCAATCCGTGTCACAAACAACTTCATTTGCTCTACAGTTGTGTTTTGCGCCTCATCTAGAATGACATAACAGTTGTTGAAGGTACGACCCCTCATATAGGCAAGAGGCGCAAATTCAATTTTGCCACTGTCAAGAAGTTTCTTTGACATAGTTGGACCAACTAGGTCATTCAAAGCATCTAGTAATGGGAGAAGATACGGTTGAATTTTTTCTTCAAAGGTGCCAGGAAGGAAACCTAGATTTTCTCCGGCTTCGCACACTGGACGTGTAATGACTACTTTTGAAACTTGGTTGCTTAGTAACTTTGAGACTGCTACCGACATTGCGATGAAGGACTTACCTGACCCAGCAGGACCTGCGCCAATTGTGAGAGTTGATTCTTCTAGCGACTCTTTATACAGTCGCTGAGATTCATTTTTTGGAAGTGGATTGAATTTTATCCGAATTACTTTTGCACTTTCTTCATTAATTGGTTGAGGATAGCGCTGTTTTGCTACTGCTAATCGACGTCCCATTATTTCCTCCTACAGGAAGGGCCGTTTGGATATCCGGAGTTAAATAAACTCCGGGGCTTCGACAAACAGAGGGGCTGATAAATTTGCAACGAGGCGAAATGACCATTTCTTGCTCGAACATGGTGTAGGATAAGCCCTTGCTTGTATTCATATCAGGCGTTTTAAACCCTGAAGTGAAATTAGTCTTGACGTGCCAGAACGTACTTCATCCAGTCAACTGGACAAGGTCCTGCTCCCCAAGGCATTTCTTTTCCTGCTTGTAGGCAGTCCTTGAGAAACTGTGCTAGTTTGACTGTCTCTTCTGGCGTCAATGATTTGATTGATTCAACGACCTCAACAGATGTTGCACCAATTGAACCTGGATTTCTAAGCCCTGGCACAGTTGGCCTTACACCTTCATTGAAGTACTGTGATAGCCAACTAAGAACAAATGTTTGATAGTGATTTGTTACTTTTCCAGCCTTGATAATCTCATCTAGAGTCAGGTCAACGAGTTGTTCAGAGTGACCTTCATTTGTGATTGAGCGATGTAGATTCATGATATGCTCTCAGGTTAGGATAAAATTATTTATAGAAACGTGGTCATCTTTGCATCATAAATAAATTTATAGCGCATATCAATATGGGAGATATATGGCCGAAAACACAGATGGTGAGTACTTTACAGACGTTCCGAGAACTTCTATCCCTAATGCAGATACCTGGGATACCCTATCTGCAAATCAACTAATTGAAACAAAAAATACGCTGATGAGTCAATTATTTGCATTTCAGAATAGACCTGAGATTGCAAAAACATTGCAAAAAGGAATTGCGAGGCTTGATGCGCTTATTTCTTTGCGGTCAGTCGGGTCTTAATAGGTAGTTGGACTTCAGCGAAATCAACAACTCTATCAACTAGACCGAACTTTTTAAGTTCGATAGGTGTAAGGTACCTATCAGACGGTGAAAATAAAACGTCACGTATTTGACGCTCATTCATTGCTGAGTGTCTAAGGAAGTGGCGAATAAAGCGTTGCTCCAGCATTTTATAAGAAGTTTGTGTGGCAAGTAGTTCGTGGTGCTTGCCGCTAAAATAACCAGCAAATTGATGTGCCATAACTTCTGTATTTTTAGTGATTGCACGATGGCCTTTTGCACCGCCGGAAAGTAGTAGCACCCCCATTGACATAATATTCCCAACTCCAACCGTAGCAATTGGAATTCTAGAAGTATCCATCAAGTCAATGATAGCAAATCCTTCTGCACATTCACCACCCACTGTATTCAGAATAAGAGTGAGGTGAGAACGTTCTCTCTGCAGAATGTTTGATTTAAGAATAAAATCACACGCTGCATATGATTTCTCTTCATCAACTTCACCAAAAAATAAATGAACACCCAAAGCATCTAAACTAATGGTGTCGTATTGATTTCCTGATTGGTCTTGGTCTTCAGGTTTCTTCTGCATCTAATATCCCTCTGCGGGGTAACCTTACCGATTTCTATTTACAGACAAAACAACCTCGTTTTGGGAGGGTGTATTTCATAATATGAAATACAGGTCATTCAATGACTTCCAGCCCCCAATCAACTTCCAAGCAATTTTTTGAATACCACTCCATCCAGTCGATTTCCTGACCTCGGAAAGCCCTCATTATCTGTGAAAACAGAGGTGTTTTTGCGTATTTTTGAGCCATCTGCTTAACATCCATGTCAGCCGCGGTGCCCGAAATAATTGCAATAATAACCTGCTCACGAGCGTCTTCAATCACCTCGCTGATGGTGCGCTGAACTAATTCAATCGGCTTAGTTGATTTTCCAACCATTACAAAAGCAGCCCTGAGGTCGTCAGCAGTTCCAGCAGCAACTGCGCGTGCAATGTCACCGAAGAAGAGGTGAACGCCCAGTGAGTTGAGCGATATGTCGTCGTACGTCAGAGCTTCCTGATCCTGCGATCTACGGGTCATCTGTGTCTCCAGCAGAGCTGAACGAGCTGAAGTATTTAGCGAACCGGGCGAGGGGTGCTGAATTTTACCTGGTGAAATGCAGGTTAGAGGATCTCGACGACCTACGCGTGAAGGTGATAGTGTGATGAAGTATGTGTCTTGAGTTCATAAATACACTTCAAATGGAGAACATAATGAACTTTAAAACGTGGTATGAACAGCACCGCAGCAATCCCAACTGGGCAATTAACCTAAAAAAGCTTGATGAACCGCTATACAAAAAAGTTGCTTCATCCGTTGGCGATCGTTGGGCAGAGAAGGCCTATACCTTCATCAATCAGCTTTCTTCAAGACCTGTATGCCGCTGCGGTGCAGAGAGACCGTGGTATGGTCGTAGCTATGCGCTGAGATGTAGTGTGCGGTGCTCAAATATTGAGACGGCTTCTTTTCGTGCGACAACTCTCAAGGCTAGAAGCGAAGAACAGAAAAAGAAAGTGGCCGCCAAGGCGCGTGCAACAAGCATTGAAAGATATGGCGAAGATTATGCAACTGCCCGGGCAAAAAAGCGATCAGCAAGCACTATCTCGCGTACTGAAAATGCTAGGAAGAAATCAATGCTTATTCGCTATGGAGTTTCAAATCCCGCGCAACTTGAAGAGGCACAGCAAAAGCGCAAATTAACCTACTCAAAGAGAACTGATGAACAGCGAGAGGCAACAAGACTAAAGAACTTTGCAACAAGATGCGCTAGAGGCATATCATTGCCTAATGATCATCCCTCAATCTTTAAGTCAAAGAAATCCTACACTCGTCGGGTGAGATACCTAACAAATGTTTCTGTGAAGCAGCATGGGCTTTTTTCAAGCAGATCACGAGAGCAACATGTAGATCACATCTTCTCTGTGCTAGATGGCTACAGGCATCATGTCTCACCAGAAGTATTAGCACATCCTGCAAACCTCAGGCTGCTGTGCGCAAGCAATAACAGCCGAAAAAACTCACGCTCAGATATCACCATCGATGAGCTGTTCGCCCGCATCGAGCACTGCAAGTGAAAACTTGTGCTCGAGAACGTGCTTGTTATACCACTCGCGCAAGTTAATCTCCTTACCGTCCATCGCTCGCATGATCAATCCAAACAGGCGATGACCTTTTGCTGCTAGTGCTGCCTCCTTCTTTGTTTTACCAACAAGCTTTGCGTGCTCTGCCTCTACTTCAGCTTGTAGCTCTGCCAAATCTGCAAGGACAATGTTATTGATGCGTCGAACTGGCGTTGGATCCTTATCAACCAGTGCAAACTGGCCAATCAAGTCATCGATCTTATCATCAAGGGCCAAGCGTGCTACATCACGCTCACGTAGGAATACAATGGTCCTGTGCAGGTCGCAGTACCACTTCGTCTTCAACTTAACCATGTCGCCACTCTCAAACTGGATTACCCAGCCCTCAAAGTTCTGTGTAGTAAGTGCGGCGCTCTTTAGTTTCTCCCAGGAAACATTTCCACCCTCAAGAAAGTCAGACATGAAGTTCTTAACAAGCGGGAACGGGCAGCCACGAGCAGAAAGTTCTGCCTCAGTGAGGTATCTTCCTGAATTATTCTCACGAATATGTAGTAGCGTAAGTTCATCTGAATTATATCGCAACACTATTGGAAAACGTGGAGAAGTTACCTCAAAGGTTGGAGTCAAGTTTTGATTGAGAATGTCTTGAATCCATTCCTTGCACCCTGGAGTAGATGCGATGGAATCGGCAAGTGTCGCTTCATTTGTATGAAATGACTTCTTTGTCTTGAACTTGAAACCTCCACCTACAAGTGGAACTGGTACCACCATAGAGCCGTCCCGCTTCTCCATGATGCGCGTTACCTTAGACCAGTTAATGTTTTCAGGCAGAGTGCTTTCACGCTCGCCAACATTGAAGAACTTATGCAGGTGCCGAGAAACTATTTTTCCATCTTTGCCAAAGGTAATACCTCGGCACTCACGCTCAATACTCTCATTCTCACCAGAAAATACATCATCGTCCTGCAGCATGTAGCAGATAACAGTTAGACCGAATTCTTCATCGGCTTTTACGCGTATCTGGGGGACGTGCTGAATAAACTTGGTGACATCTGAAATGTCACAAATAACTGGAAAAGGCATAGAGATTTATGCTAGAAAATGGAGTGCAATAGTTAGGGCGGCATTTGCTACAAATGAAACAGCCAACCAAATACGAAGTTTTTTGATTTGATCTGTCTGCTTAGCATCAATTGCATCTACTTGTGACTTTGTAATTGATTCGCTGCTGTAACTTTTCATATGCTTCTCACTCGTATATGATTTCACCCTTCACCAGTGTAGTTGGAAGTTCATGCTTTATCTCAACTACTGGTGCAACTTGTTTTTTCTTAGGAGACTTTTGAGGAAGTGCTTCCTCTTTCTTCTCAGCAATTTTAACAACATCCCCAAACTTTAGTCCTATATTTGCAGGTTGAACCTCTGTTGGATCTGGTAAAGGAGTTTTAATTGGGGCAAATTTCTTCTTTGGTTCTTTTTCTGCTACGGTCTTAAGATTTTCAAGGACCTTCTTTGGCTTAGTATTGATTTCATCAACTATTGATTTTGTTTCTTTGGATTGTTCATTTGAAGGTGGAGCAGTATCTTCAAATGAGAACATAAATTTCTTTACAACCGGCTTTTCGGGAGATTTTGCAAGTGAAATGCTTGGTACTTCTTTTTCTACTGGCGGAACTACAGCAGACTTAATATCTGTAGGAGATAAAACCGATGTCATTGATGGAGCAGAAATAGTGTGCGCATCACTTGGCAGTTCAGGAGCAAATTGTACTACCTCAGGTGGTGGTTCAGCAGCAATAGCCTGATCTTCTGGTTCAACTGTTTGAACTGGCGCTGCCTCTTCCTGGCGTGCTACAGTAACCTTCTTAACTAACGGCGTAAAAAGTCTGTTGTTAAGAACAACTTCAACTTTTAGATCATAGTCGCCTGCAGGAAGAGATTCAGGAACTGCAACTTTTGCTGACCAGGTATCTGCACTCTTTGATGCGGTAAATGAAAAATTTGATGTAAGTGGATAACCACCAAGAACGAGCCTTACCATAGGCTCAATTGATGTACCCATTACATTGACCTTGAAGGTTACGAGGTGTTCTTGTCCGGCTATTAACATAGTTTATATCTCAAATTCAGTAATATTTACGCTGATTTCTGGTTCTTCAAGTTTCCATGGAGGAACAATTTTTAGTTCTTCTGCAGAAACTTGTAGTTTTCCACCAGCGAGTCCAATTGCAAGATCAAATGCAGCGACGAAAGTGCTTTGCACCGCTGCTTCAAGTTGCTGTGTTCCAACTTCACCAAGCAATTCTGCAGTTACAGTAATAAACGGCTGCTCAAACTGAAGTTGATGTGGTTCAAGATCATCGATTACGTGCTGAACCAGATCGGGACGAAGTTTGACGAACTGCTGACTTATCGATGAATTGTTTGTTCCGAGGAACTGCGTGTATTTGTCACGAATTAAGTTGTCAATAACAATTGCCCTGCGATTAGCGCAGAAGGCATTTATTGAAGACGTATTAATCGTGCAAAAATTTATACTCACACTATTCCTTTAAATCTATTCCTTATTTAGGAAGATTTAACCTGGAAATGTAGCTGGCCAGTTTGAAGAGAAGTCATAGTTTGTAGGATCAGCAGATGCCAGCATTGCTGCCTTATGCTGCTCAGCAGCAGTAAATGCCTGGATGTCGTGGGCTGCGATTGAATTAAAAATTTCAACCGCCAGGGCTGGTGTCATCTGGGTGAATGAATTGTCCATTGTCTTCCACATAATTCCTGATGGCATATTTGCACCCATCATTACAAGACCCAACTGCTGAATTCTGGATGTTGAATCAGAATCAAACCACTTATTCACTGAAGCAATAAGCACACCACCACTTTGAACCTTTGAGCGCTTCTGCTTAATTTCCTGCCAGACGCGCTCCTTGGTCATATCAACACCAGCAGCATCCAGAGTTGCCTTATCAGGTAAGGTGCCTTCCTGAGCGCGCAGGTTGTCGTAGTTCTGTGGAGAACCTTCGCTGTACGCAGAAACTGCTTGAAACTTTTCTGCGATGATCTCTAGGTAGTTTGGAAGTTGTACGCTCATTATCCGATCTCTGTAATTTCGTATGAAGAAACAAGTGTTCCACCTAGGTCATTTCCGGCGTTGGTAAGGTTAATGTACCACGTTCCACCGCCGCCACCAATACCTGCTCGCATTGAATAGGTGACTGGTGCTGTTGTTGCTGGTGAATCGGAAACTGCCAGGCAGAGAGTTGTTGGGCGACCACCGCCTGTTGCGAAGAACACCGCTGAACCAATGTTTAGAGTTCCTCTGAACAATGAACAGATAACAATTCTGTTTGAGGTGCTGACGTCAACGGTAAATGGCACAGTAAACTTAAATGTAGAAGCAACAGAAGATGGCGTAATCGTTCTTGACCAGATCTGCGTACCTTCAGTATCAAGCGGAGCAGTATTGTCCCAAGGAATTGCTGTATTACCAGACGTACCAGGAATTGCGCCTGTGTAGATTGCAAGGTAGCCTGAGCCACCGGGAGAAGTTAGACCAATTTCATACCAACCACCATTTTGATAAACTTCAGTTGCACCAAGCGTGGTGTTGTAGCGAATTGTTCCATTTGTTGGCGTTGCTGGGCGCTCAGCAGATGATCCAGTCGAAAGAACCATACCAGCGGTTCCTGGGAAGATAGGATTGTCTGCAATTGAGATGACCGGATTACCTGCAACACCATTGCCATTAGTGATGGTAATCTGACTTGTTGTTCCGGTAATTGTTCTTCCAACAAAGGTATCTGGTGCAGTCTGTGTAAGAATACCGTTGGTGTTGTATGCTGCTAGCGCGGTGAGAGTGCTATCAATTGGCTGGAAGGCAGATGAACTTAGCCCGTCAAGTAAATCTGCATTCAAACCGGTAACTAACTGTCCTTGTGCATTTGTACCAAGGAGGAATGGTGCACTTGCAGAAGTTGGATTAAAAGTATGTACTGCTGTAATTGTTCTGTTCTCAGTAGTATGAACATACTGCGGATGGTCATCATCTCCAAGACCAGAAAGTTCCCCGTGGTCAGACACACTTGTAAATGCTACGTTTGAAACCTTTACAGAGCGATAATCATCAACGTTTACCAACCTTGCTTTTATGTCATTGGAGTATGTTGAACTCGTCTGGTAGATCAAGCGGTACAGCAGTTTAAATTCTGTTTCTGGGAACCCGGTGAAGTTAAGTGCTGCTACTGTATTATTATTTTTAGCATTGTCCAGCGTCGTATCCTGACGCTGACCCATAAATGAAACAACAGGAACGCGAACATCATTTGTTGCAAATACCCAGGCAGCAACATAATTGCCCTCTGTCGCTTCTGTTACTGTCCAGTTGCCGCCATTTAGGTCATTAAAACCTGCCCTATTTGTTACCAATTCAACTGGGAAACTTGTCAAGTTTCCACTAACCCAAACGCCACCAGTTCCGCTCTTTCTGAGTATCTTGAGACTTACTGCTGGTGTAAGTACCTGCTCAAAAAAGTTTGTTGGCGTGGCGCTGTGGGTAATTGTTGACCTGATGTCTTCGTCGCTGATAATACCATTCGTGAGACTGAATGTGGCATCTGAGTTGCTGTTTCCAGTTCCAGTTTCCGTAAAGTTTCCAATATCAAACCCACCGAGAAGTTGTGTTCCAAATGCTCTGTGCAGGTAAGAGTGTGTAGCACCATCCATTGTGATGCCGTGACGCTCTTCAGCAAAAACTGTTGACTTGGAATTTATTGCATCCCAATAAACATATGAGGTATAAGCAAAATTTTGGAAATCTGGAACAGTTGCTTGTGTTAGCGTACCTGCAGCATCAAACTGAATAAAGTAGGCACCTGACGTATTTGGAAGTTGAATGCTGTCAGATGTTGTCTTTACAACTCTAACACCTTTTACATAGTAAACATATGAACCGCTTACGGGAGCAATTGTAAAAGTACGTGTTGCATCATCAAAGCTAATTGTTGATTGCGTTCTATTGACGTGACCTGTTGGCTCAGCCTCTTCGCCCATAATGAGTGAACTCTTGAAGAACACCCACTGTGTGCCATCAAACATTTCAAGGTTGTCAGTGTCTAGATTTACTCTTAGGTCGCCTTCAACAGGAGAACCAGGTCTCTCAGCAGAAGTTCCACCAGGTATCTTTACTGATTCGGTTCCAGGAAGAACTGGATTACTTGCAATTGCAATGGTAGGATTTCCACTAATTCCGTCAGCATTCGTTACTGAAATTTGGTCAGTCGTACCTAGTATTTCTCTAGTTGCCCAAGTGTCCGCCGCAGTTCTCACTGCAATACCTGTTCCAGACAGAGATTCAACTGCAGCAAGGTCCCCTGTTAAGGAGAATGTTGGATTGCCTGCAACGCCATTGGCATTTGTGATGCTGATTCCACCAGTGGGTGCAACAAGCTCTCGTAACTGCCAGGTGTTAGCACCTGTGCGTGCTGCTATACCACCGCTGGCTAGTGCTTCAAGCGCTGCCAAATCATCAGACAGCGTGAACGTTAAAGTTCCAGCAGAAGTGATTGGTGACCCTGAAATTGTGAAGCCTGCTGCAGGCGCTGTGGCTGCTACAGATGTTACTGTGCCAGATCCAGCAGGAGCAGCAGAGTTAATCCACTGTGTTCCGTCATACTGAAGCATTTGACCTGGCCCCGGAGAAACAATGCTTACATCGCCAAGGTCTGTTAAATCGTAATCGCCTTCTAGCGCTGTTACAGCACCTGTTCTTCCAAAAACTGAAGTAACAGGGAAATTAATATTTGCTTCAACTATATCAATAGTTGGATTACCAGCAACACCATCACCATTCGTGACTGAAATTTTGTTAGAGCCGCCAGTAATAGAGCGAGTTGTAGAAGTGCCTACACCTGTGATTGTGTAGATGCCTGTAGTTGTTGTATTTGCTAGCGCAGTTAGATCGCTATCAACTGGCTGAAAATCTGCTGCGTGCTGACCATCAAGCAAATCAGCATTCAACCCAGTAACTAACTGTGTCTGAGCATTTGTTCCAAGCACAAATGGGGCAGCAGCTGCAGTAGGTGAGAATGAATGCTGAGCAGTGATAGTGCGCGGATTAGACGTGTGAACATATTGTGGATGGTCATCATCAGTTAATCCATCTAGTACGCCGTGGTCAACTATGTTAGGTGTTGATACCTGTATGATTGACAGCGTGCGATTGTCTTGAATGTCTCGAAGCGCTGCCTTTACACTATTTGAGAATGCATCTCTAACTTCAAAGATGAGACGATAGAGAGGTCTCATCTCCTTGAATGGCAAGTTTGATAGGTCAAGGGTATCCCACGTATTACCGCGCTGTGCCTGCTCGAGGCTGCTATCTTCTCTCTGACCAAGGATAAACATCACTGGTTCAGAAACATCATTTGTTGCAACTACCCAAGCTGCAACGTAGTTGTTATTCCCAGAATCAGGAGTTGTCCAGGTGCCACCAGTATTCAAATTATATGTGGGGCGCGCGGTTCCAAACTTTAAAGGAAAGGAAGTTGCGGTATCTCTATACCATGCTCCACCAACGCCAGTGCGGTAGATAGCAGGAATTTTTGCTGGAATAGCAAGATCTTGTTCAAAATTTGCAGTAGGAGTGGCTGTTGCAACAACCTCGATCTTGATGTCCTCATCAAAGATAGTTCCACTGGTGACTGCGATTTGTGCATCAGCACCGGCGCTACCACCACCAACAAGTGTGAAGTCGGAAATTGTAAATCCACTGCCATATTGCGCACCACGGGTTATATGCAAGTACTCGTGCGTCTGCCAGTCCATCGTGATGCCATGGCGTTCATCGCCAAACAGCGTTGCTTTTTGCTGCACAGAGTTCCAGTAGATAATTGCTACAGGAACGTCATTTTCTAAGTTGAAAAAATTCGTACTGCTCTGCAAAGAGGCAGAGGAGTTATAGTAAATGAAGTAGAGATTAGTAGTATCTGGTATGACTACACTCTCAGTAATTGTTTTTGTTATCTTTGCGCCCTTGTAATAGTACTCAAACTGAGTAGCAACGGGGGCAATTGAAAATGTGCGAGTTGCTGGAACAAATGAAATTTGACTTTCAGCGCGATCAATAAATCCTGTAGGTTCGCTGGTATCAAGTTGAACTGCAACTGTTTGGTCAGGTGCCCATTTAACTCCCTCAGGAGCAGTAGCATCTGCCATCAAAACATACCTGTCAGCACCTACAGCAAGCCTGACGTTGCCTGTTGCAGTTCTGACAATTAAATCACCTTTTGTTGTTGTGGGTGCAAGCCCATCAAATGTGACGTCAGACTGGCGCAGCACGAACTGCCACTCAGCATCTGCTGCGCCAGTCTTTACGTATAATGAACCATCGGTCCTGATAAACAGGGAACCAATGGGAGCCGCTTCTCCTGGAGATGCAGAAGGATCTCCACTTCCCGTGAAAATACCCGTCTGCGTCTCGTCAAACGCCAGTCCGTCTTCAATTACGAATGCTGCGTTAATATCTGCCACTGCGGCTCCTCTTTAGTTGCTAAAAATTACACGATTGCTGTTAAGCGCTTAGCCTTAACATCAACTGCAGAGGTTGATGTTACACGCAGGTTTAGAGTGTCTCCACCGGTAAGGGTGACAGAAACTGATAGACCTGTGATTGCGCCATTCAGACGTAGAACACCGAAGGTTGTATAGTCAGGTGATGTGCCGTTGTGTGTAGCAAATACCTTTCCAGCCCATACGCGTGTTGGTGTTCCAACTTCACGTACAAATACATCCCACTCAGTCACGACCGATGTTGAAGCATCAATTGTGGTAATGGTGGTTACGTTGGCAACATCAGTCTGCAGAGTTGTTTGAGCAAGAGCAGCGTCTAGGTCGCCGATGGCGGTTACTAGGCTGTCGCCGTCTGTTACGAAGTTATTGGAAGCATAGTCAGGTGTTGAAGCACCTGCTGTCTTACCAATGAAGGTGTTGGCATAACCGGCTTCGGCATCCAACTTACCAATTGCTACTGTGTGGCTGTCATTGTCGGTAACAATGTTCTCTGAGGAATAGTCTGGAAGAACTGCGCCTGCAGTTGGCTTACCAATGTAATCACGGATGTAGCCAATTTCAGCGTTGGCTGTACCTGTTGTGATTGTAATCCAAGCAGAACCATTGTACTGCCAGGTGCTATCAGCAGCCGTACCTTCTTGTACGAATACTGTATCACCATCGCTCTCATTGTTGATGTCTTCTGCGAAGGTACCTAGCGCTTGATCATAGACATAAACGTTAGGACCATCACCACCGGAAATGCTTGCAAATAGAACGCGCTGACCATTTCCGATTGAAACACCATCTACCGTAACTGGGCTACCTGGGGTGCCAGTTGGGAGAGTGGTAGCAACCGTGTCAATAACGCGTACTGGCTCTCTCCAGGAAATACCTGTGGTGAGAACAGTTTGGACATAACTTTGTGTTGCCTGTAGGCTCCACTTATCAATGCCAGAGCCAGCGGCTGTTTTTGTCCAAAACTCGCCATTTGCTTGGTTTGTGTAGTATGAACCAACACCAGCGGCATCGGTATCAGCTGTAGAGCCTGGTGCGCCAGTGCCGGAAAGGAACTGGACAGCATCATCGAGCTCTAGGCCTCGATAAATACGAAAGAAATCTTGTGACATTTTGCTGTCTCCTTAAGTTTATTGTTACATCACTTGACGTGACTTCATTTATTTATGACAATAAATGTTGAATGCGAATAACGTCAACTGATGAAAAATTGACTGTGTCATTATTTGTTATTTGTAGAGACATGTCACTTGGCGAACCAATCACGGAAATTGCGAAATTGACAGCATCTCCAACACGAGCATATACGTTATAAGCAGGTGTTAAAGGCGCTGCTCTATGAACAGCCAAAACTTCTGCCATGGTTATTCTATTATCTGCAGTGCAGATAGTGATGATCCACTTGCAGGTTTTATTGCCGGCAGAAATTAGCATAGTGTTAACTAATGAACTGGAGCCTATGGCAATAGTTGCACCATTAGTTCCAACACCGAAGTTGCTGGGCGGCTTTACCATTGATTGCCGCAGTGTTTCAGCAGTCACGCGGTGGTCAACGAGCGTATCATTCCCGGAAGTTGCTCCCCAGGCTAAAGCCAAAGTTCCCTCCTGCGCTCGGTCAATGCTTGTGAACGTATTTCCTGCTCGTGCATTTACACGGATGATTTCACGTGTAGTTGCAGATTGGTTTTCAAGTGTTACTAAAAAATACTCTCCGGGTGCTGATGGCAATGGGAATAAAGCCCCATAGCCAGGCATAACTGTAAGTGAAGTGTCTGTAGCAGAAATTGGTGCTGCAAGAAGCGCTACAGCATTATTAGCAAAAAGTTGCGTGTCTGCCATTTCAACCCTTTACTCTTCCGCCATGCTTTTCAACAAGCTGCATGATAGCGGGCTTGCTTTTGTCACCTTGCTCCTTAAATTCTTGTTCAAAAATTGGAACAGCCTTTAAAGGCACAAGAACTTTCAGCGTTTCAATTCCATGCTTCAGTGTGTATGTTTGATATGGAACTTTTTTCTCAAGAGCCGCAACATTGTTGAGGAGAGACATTATTAACTTCCTCTATAGTCTGAATAGTATGCTAGAAAGCGGTCCCTAGAAAACATGTCATTACCAATATCGCGCTCGATATCAACAATTTGTGTAAGACGAACTAACACCTTTTCCTCAGTATCCTTGACATCTCCAAGCACAAATAACCCTTTTGCGAGTTCATTTCGCTTGTGAAGTTTTAAACCTGTGACCTTCATGGCCTGCGTTCCCATCTTATCCTTGAAGGTAACTTCGTCTGAGACTTGAGGTAATTGTATCTTACGCTTTATTTCTCCAGCAGACTTGAATATCTTTGAGCCAGGAATATAGTCCACAGTCTTTCCGTTTATTTTATTGATGTCGAAGAAATAAACGGCGTCAGATGGAACTCCCGCAGTGTGCTCAACATACACAGCAGGACCCCGGTCGCGATAATTTGTGAATGATAAAACAGTAAAGGACACTCCGTCCTTCGTCTCAATTTTATCACCTTTTACTGGAACTACTAGCACGATGTTTCCCCGGTTTTCATTATATTTATCCCAGTCTTAGGGCAATAGGGGAATTACTGATTTTTTACATCAGTGTATTCATCATCCTCGTAGCCGTAGTCTTCAAGTTCGGCATTCCTGATTTCGCGAACATAGTTCTTGAAAGAAACCCGTGCCTTGCGGGCAACTGGGTCCAGGTTTTCATTTGTGCGCTTCTTCTTGGTGCCTACGCGGCGGTCTTGATGCTTATCGTAAATTTCAGAGTGCTTCAATCACAACTCCATTAGGTTTCAGGGGTTAAACTTAGTAATGCGGAACTGCACCTGAAGTGGTGTATATCCGCCCGTGGTTGCTCGATATTCAATATCGTAATTTGCTTTTGTGCTCTCAAGTTTTATAGTTATCTGCTTTGTTTTTTCACTTGGATAACTAATTCTTGTAATCTTTAAATTATTCAATAATTCATCTTCTAGATACTCTTCAGTGATTTCCATGGCGGTAATGTCATCGCCTTTCTCACGAAGGTAAATGTAATTTGTGCCCCATAACTTCTTTAAAAGTTTCATGACGGTGCTATTAGGCTGTATTCTTTTGTCAACATCATCTACACTTGGAGTTTCTACGGGTACTTTAGTTTGATGTGCCTTTAGACCATCTTCAATTCGCTTAACATCTAGACCAAACGGCAGCATGTATGTCTTATACTCCGGTGACTTTACATCTACCTTTAGGTCCTTTGACAGGGCTGCAGCAATTCCAATATTTGCAATTGTCTTGCCAAGCATATTCTTTACGGAAATATAGTGTTCTTCACCATCTTCGGTCTTAACAATAATGTCAGCAACAATCTTTCCTACATCTTCCATCTTTGTTTCAACAGACCTCTTAGTGCTTCCTGAACGCTTCTTTACCTCAACAATATTTTCAGGAGAGAATTTTGGATCAATTCCTTCAAGGGCTGTAAATGCTTTTTCTGCAAGTTCATTATATTCTCCATCGATATAATCTTGCATTGCTTTTAACAGGTCACTCTCAAATTTCTCACCTTTGTTTACACCTTGACCAAGCATAAACTCATACTGACCATCAGCATATGTGAAGGTGATGCCGGAATATTTTCCAGAGTTTCCAGTATCTTGGTCATTTCTTACATTCTCAAACCCAAATTTCTTTCCTGACGGGCTCTTCATAATGGCAAAAAGTTGGTCCAACATATCATCTGGGAGTTCTTCTCCCTGCCGAGGCTTCACGCGAATTTGGTAGTAGCCTGATGTATCGTAGTATTTTCCACGGTACTTTTCAATTTCATCTACTGGAAATTTGCTTTGCACGAAAGACAACAGAACGCCTGCCATTTTTATAACAGGGGCTGGGGCTTTTTCTTGTAGAATTTGTGCTAAAAACTGCTTAAATGAAATCACGTTATATCACAGTAAAAATGTATTTTTATTTATAATCAGGAGTAGTTTAACCCTCAACCGGCTGTATTTTCTGGAAGAGCATTCTTTATCTCATGTAGAAGTATAAGTGCCTTTGAGTTATGCGTAGCAACCGAAAGAACGTCACGAACTGCCTTCAGATTGGCTTCTTTTCCTGGTGCTTCAGGAATGCCAAATAACCTGAGAAAGCCACCTGGCAACTTATTAAGTATTTCCTGCTGGGTTGCTTGACCCCGGCGGTGGATATCAAATACTCTACCATTGTTCCAAATTAATCCTGCCTTGGTAAGAGAGTTGGCAACCCCGCTGTATATGCTTCCAGTATATGATTGGGTGAAGCGCTTTCCGCTTTTGATGTATACCAAAAAATCATCAATCTCTTTTAACACCAGATCATTGTCAAAAAGTGTTTCTACAGATGTTGCATCTAACTCTGCAACTGATACTCTACCAAAGCGATTGTGCGGAGGATTTTTAAATACGTCTGATATTATTCGCTGCTCATTCATTACGCTCTTAAGTTTCTTAATTGCGGTAATGGCGCTAGAGTGTTCTGGACCAGCATCAACTCCCAATTTTTCTATGTCAAGCGGTTCGATGTGCTTTTTGTAGTAATTGGTAATGGCCAAAACAAGTTTCATAAGTTTTGGCTTGAGTTCAGGGTCAATTAGTTTTTGATATGTTTCGGGGGTTTCTTTAAGGGCATTCGCCCACCTGAAGTGCTCAGTTGAAAAGTGAATTGGCTCCAAAGGAATTTTTAAAATCTTCTTGAAGAATTCAAGTGATTCTCCGATCTCATCAAGTGTGTCCTTCGTTTCTTCGTCCCTTGCAATTGGATCAACTTCACCTTCTCTAGTGAACTTATGAACGACGCGACAAAGTTTCTTTCCCTTTTTAAGAATAACCTTATTGATAAGATCGCTTTCTGGTTTAATCCACTCTGGCTGAGTCTTAGTGGCAACTGAAAAATCAAACAGTACATCATCAGGATCGGCAAGCGTTGAAATAACGAAGCCCATAATGTTTGGGCTTTCTACTTTATTATTCTTTTCAGACGAGGAATACCTGTAACCTTTTGTTGCCGCCTTCACCGCCATCTCCAGGTTTTTTGTCCACATTGTAGGATTATCCCACTCAAGGTTTGCAACGCGAGTACCTTCGCGAATGCTCTTTAAGAACTTCACTCCTGTTCCCTGCGAAATGCTGGTAAATGATTTACCAACCTCGGTCATTGCGGCAACATCAAATAGAACACCGCGGTAAAGACGAATTTTCTTATCTTCCTTGAAATTCAGTGATGAAAGTTCATCTATCGCCCCCAGCGTCAGGTTCACGTCACGGTTGTAGTTGCTGCGGGCGGCGGCTGTCTGCAGATCATCTAAAACTCCTCGCGTAATATGCTTAGAGGTAGATTGCGCAAGGTCAAAAAAGACGCTCGTAATGACTGCCTTTGCGGTTGCAAAGTAGTTCTCAATCTTAAACTTTTCTCCGGCACCATCAATCTTCTGGAACCAACTTTTAATGATAGAAGGAGTAACACTTCTTACGTTTTTCCACTGGAAGGAACTTACCTTATTAACATCGGCGCGGCTCTTAACGTACTCCTGAACATTCCTATTGTTGAAGAAGTAAAAGTTAAGAGTTGTGACAAACTCCTCAGGATCTTTAATTTCAAATGGAGAAAAATCACGGTTGAAGAGCGACTTTATCCGAGGATCCTTCCTCATTTTATCCCGTAGTTCATCAACAGGAATATTCGCAGCTTCGCTAAGTTGTTGTAGTAGGTTCATTTTGCAGACGACGCAGGAAACTTTACTGAATATTTAGTAAAAACCAGTAGTTATTCCTTATAAACTGATGCTGAAATGCCGTCCAAGGCTGCCGTCCAGTTTTCAAGAAGGGCTACTTGCCTTTTATTTTCAGTAGAAATCTTCTTAAGAGAGTCTGAGAAGAAGAGCGCGTCGTGGAGCAGGTATTGATGAACTGGAGAGATAAAACTTACCATCGAAAGTGACCTCGAAAACGAAATAACGCTTTCAATAAGTTCATTAGTATTTTTTGAAGGTGGTATTACCGCAAAAACTTCTAAAAGTGATGGGTTGTTTCTAATTACCTCAGCCCTTGCATCGGCAATCTGCTTCGCCACCGCCTTGTTGTACAGATCATCAGTGTGGCACCGTGAAAAGGAAAACCAAAGAGTTGTTCCATTTTCAATTTCTTCAAAGCGAAGGCAAAGTCCGCCACGTGGCTGCGTTACCAGTTCAGAGCGCTTGTATTTAAATAGTACTGGGCGAATGTACCTGTAAAATGGCAGCATATTATGCAGACATTTTAAAACTAATTGCAGGGTGAGGATCGTAGCCTTCAAGGACGAAGTCTGCCATCTTGAAGGAATCGATATCACCTGAACTGTTGTTAATTACGAGGTTTGGTAAGGCACGAGGATTACGTTCTAACTGCTCCTCAACACCATTAATATGGTCCTTATAGATGTGAACGTCTCCCATATTAATGATAAGTTCTGCAGGGGTATAGCCACATACACGTGCAAGCATATGTGTTAGAAGCGCGTACGACGCAATGTTAAATGGTAGCCCCAGCGCAGCATCTACAGAGCGTTGTGTCATCATACAACTTAGCATCTTGCCCTTTGAGACGTAGAACTGAGCAAACATATGGCAAGGAGGAAGTGCCATTTGATCCAATTCTCCAACATTAAGGGCGCTAAGAATGATGCGCCGGTCAGTTGGGTTGTTCTTTAGTTTATTAACCACAATGGAGAGTTGATCAACTTCTTCCTCAATAACTTTTGCACCATAGTACGCTGTGCCACCTTCTGGAAAGTGTAGAAAATCGTTATACCCGTCGACAGTATGCTTCTTCCATTTTCTCCATTGAACACCGTAAATGCGGCCAAGGTCTCCAGGAAATTTCGGCTTGTATAAAGACCCTGACGTCCCTTCTGCATTTGGTGACCAGATTGTCTTCTTGTTCTCATCGCGCGTGCCGTGCAAAATTTCTGCCAGCCGCCGCTCATCACCACTGCCCTCAATGAACCATAGAAGTTCAGAAAGAATAGACTTGAATGCCATCTTCTTTGTAGTGACTAAAGGGAAACCCTGAGTAAGGTCAATGTTCATTGAATGACCAAAACTAGAGAATGTACCTGTGCCAGTGCGGTCAGCCCTTTCCTCTCCTCTGTCTATGAGATGGTACAGAAGATCTAGATAATCTGCTTCAAAGGTATATGACATTATTTTCTCCTATACTTTACTTATCATTCTAGGGCGAAGAATTATTCAGGTCGCTGCTGTCTTGTACTACCATTTCGTAAAGAGTTTTTACCTTTTTGGGGTCAAGGTTTTTTGCTGAAGTGAATACCGGTTCAATCTTAACGTACAGATCTCCACGCAGGCCAGGCTTCTTTAGGTCGTGTATCCAGTTGAAGTAGCCCTTGCCCTTTACCTTCAGGCGCTGGTTGATTGAAAATCCCGAAGGCACCCGCACCTGAAGTTTCTCGCTGTTAAAGTCAGACACAAGGATCCAAGCACCCAAAATAATGTCAAGTGCATCGACCTGCATAGTGGTCTCAATATCGCCTGTCTCAATTACGACAACAGCTCGACCATTCATTGTCTCATGGTGCCAACCGCATTCAGATGCCGTTTTAACCCTAAAGTCAGCATCGTGAATTCTTGTAATGATGTTTGCCGAAAGATTTTCAGTTACATCAATCTGTGTCCTATACCCGTCAGGAGTTCCTGGTGGTACGTGTATGGTTTTTGAGCCGCCTTCAGGCAGTTGAACATCTATGGAAAAACCATCCGCTGCCTGCTTTAGTGTAACACCAGCCTGGAACTCCGTTACGTGCTTTACACCATGAAAGGGATTAAATCCTCCAAAGCCAGCCCTCCGCATCTGTTCAAACATCTGCTCAATGTCTGGCTGTCCTCGGAAATTTCCTTGCGACCCTTGTGGATCTCCGCCACGGTCAAAGATACTCCGCCTACGGACATCAGAAAGCGTTTCATACGCCTCTTTTATTTCTTTAAATTTTTCTTCTGCTTCCTTCTTTTCAGCTTCAGCAACCTTATCAGGGTGGTACTTGCTTGCTAGCCGCTTGTACGCCTTTTTTATTTCCTCATCGGTGGCATTTCGTGCCACACCAAGGATTTCATAGTAATTTTTCACAGGGAGACTTAAAAGGAAAGAGCCTTCAGTTCACGACGATACATCTCAACAGCAGTGTCTTTCATAATCTTATCCATCTCATTCTTGAGGTCCTGTAGTTTCTTATTTAGTTCCTCAATTCTGTCACGTGTAAGAGACCAGATCTGCATTGAAAGAAGACGATCGTAATCATCAAACTTGTTCTCAAGAAGAATAGCGATAAGGTCCTTCTTTGAGGTATCACGAAAGACCTTCACGTTTGCGAGGTAGAAGCGGATGAAGCGGATAACCTCGCTTGCATACCGAATTTGCTCAGTAAGATCAGCGATGATGTGCTGCCGGCGCGCCTCCATCATTTGAACCCGCCACTTCACGAAGATGTCAATAATTTCTTCAGGGCTACCGTAGCGCGTAAGAATGCCCTCAGTTGACCAGCACGTAATGTTCTCTGTATCCCTGCTTATTAGACCAAACTTCTTGTGAAGTTCTTCAGCATCCATTGCTGTAGTGCTACGAGGAACGCTGATGATGAACTCAAAGCCTTGTTCAGTTGAACGATCCTCATAGTCCTTGATGATCTCGGCGTCCTCAAGTTTATGCAGCCGCTCCTTGTATTGGTCAAGGTATGTTCCTACCGGAAGTTCAGTTATCTTGATGGTCGTGCTGTTTACAATCTCCATCTTGCCAGTAATTACCACCTGACCAGTTTCAGAATTGCGCGAAACATCTCCAGAAAACCCGTTGAACCAAGGCGTAAGAGTACCAGGCTTTAGTTTCTTTCCAGCAAGAGCAGAAAGACATGCATTGCGAACTTCATCAGGGTTGTAATTCATGATGAAGCAAGCATGACCAGTACCCGTGCCCTGAGCACCATTCACGAGCACCATCGGAAGAAGAGGAGCATAGGTCTTTGGTTCAATCTTTTCACCATCAACCTCGTGATGCTCGAGAATTGCATCATCAGCCTTAGGGAAAAGAGCACGAAACCAAGGAGACAACTTCGTTTCGATGTAGCGATGCGCAGCAGATTCAGCAGTAAGGCGGGAACCAAACTGACCTTCTGGGATGAAGAGGTTAAGGTTGTTAGAGCCTGCATAGTTGTTCGCCATTCCAACAATCGTTTGCGCCAGGCTTCCAGTGCCGTGGTGATAGTCAGTGGCTGCGGCTACCTGAGCAGCCAGGCGCTCAACTTGAATAAGACCCGCATTTTCACCGCGGATAAGCGTGCCGTAGATTGCCTTCCGCTGAGATGGCTTTAGACCATCAGTTAGCATGGGAATAGATCGCACACCGTCATACAGCGAGAACTCCTTGAATGCAGTGTCGAAAAAGTGACGCATTGGAATGCGACGGGCGCTCAATTGATACTGATTTGGTGCGGTGCTCTTTTGTGCCATAGTTTTCATGAATAGTTGGTGAATAGTTGGCTGAATGATATTATATCACAAAGACTCAAGGATGTAATCCTCAAAGTTCTTTGCAGGAGTTTCTAGCCACTTCTTTCGGTCATTTGCACGTTCGGGATTAAATGCTAAGTCAACTGCCTGCTTGTCTTCCTCTCCCTCACATGTAATTTGGAAGAGGTATTGATCTAGATGTTCCATATATGGAATAAAGTCAGGAGTCTTCGTGGTACCCAAACCCTTGAAGAATCTATGTGACCAACCCTTCGTAGAAGCGCCTGGCCCATTTGCCCATTCCTTGAACTCGCGCTCTGTGAAGAATTCCAAAACGGTCTTGTCCTTCAGATATACCTTCACTGTAGGAGTACGGAGGATGTGGACGAAGCCCAGGCGGAAGAGCTCCGGCCAGAAGGTGTCGAACACGTTCATCAGCAGACCGGCGATGTGGGCACCGTCGACGTCAGCGTCGGTTGCGAAGGCGACCTTACCGAAGTTGAGCTCGGTGAGGGACTTGACTGGCTCGCCGATCTTCAGGCCGATGAGCGTCAGGATCTTCTGGATCTCGTTCGGCTCCGTCTTCTTGCCTTCCTTCTCGCGCTCCTTCTTCTTGTCGAGGCCGAGGACCCGACCGATGTCCTTCTCACGGACGTTGAGCGGCTTGCCCTTGAGCGGGAAGGTACCAATGTACGGGTTCTTGCCGCGAGCCGCGAAGAGGGACTTGGCAGCGGAGTCACCCTCGGCAAGGAAGAGAATGCACTTGTGCCGCTGGATGCGCTCTTGAGCATCTGCAAACTTATCAATGCGCCTGAAATTTACCTTGTCAGTTTCTTTATTGACCTTACGAAGATCGGCAAGGATTGCGGCTTGCTCCTTTGCTTGAACCCAATCAAGAATAGACTTGATGATTTCGGTCTTTACAAGTTTGTTGATGAACTTGTCTGGAACTGTCCAAGATGTTTTCCATTCAGAAGAAGGAGAAATCATATTCTCCTTGGTCTGAGATGAGAAGCGCGGACGATTAATGCTCGCGCTAATATAGATCCGCATATGCCCACGAATATCACCGGGGGATACCTTAACCTTATGCCGCTTTTCGATGTGGGCGCGCAGCGAATCCACAATCTGATTAATTGCGTAGGTAACGTGGGTGCCACCTTGAAAAGTCTCAACTGAATTTACGAAACTGATCTGCTCAAAACCATCAGACTTCGTAATACCGACTTTCCAGTCGGGCGTTTCGTCATACACGTATTCGGGATCATACAGCGCGATGTAGTCATCAAAACCACGCGTCATGATCCTATCGCCATTGATATAGAACTTAACGCTTGGGTTTGTAGCCGCAGCATCAACAACCTTCTTGACAATTCGAAGGCGATGATCTTCATCAAGCCCCTTTAACTTGAAGAACTCGTAGTCAGGAGTAAAGGTGATCTTTGTGAAATGCTTGTCGTGATCTCTTACCTTCGGTTCAGAGCGCTTGCGCATTCCTTCAGTAAATTCCTGCTTGAACAACTTCTTGCCATCGGCGCTCTCAATCTTGAAACTGGTTGAAAGCACGTTGGTCAGTGTAGAGCCTACACCGTTAGTGCCAATCAACTGCTGATCTTCTTCATCATTGAAGTTTGAACCAGCACGGAGATTTGAAAACACGGTTTCGGCAACGTACCTGCCAGTTTGCGGGTGAATTTCTACTGGAATACCACGACCATTATCCAGAACTGAAATTGAACCATCATCAGAGAGTTCAACCCTGATGCTGTCCATTACATCAGAAGCCCGGCGGCTTTCATCAATGGCATTGTCAAGGATTTCAGAGAAGATCTTAATGAATGCTGGGATAGTTGTAATTTCCCGCTGCATCATCTTCTTTGAAGCGGTATCATAGACCCACTCAGTGGATGTCTGGAGGGAGGTTGAACCCGCGTACATACCAGTTCTTTTCCTGATGTGCTCAATTTCATCCAACACCTGGTACGTTTGTGCAATTTGCTTTGACATAGTTGTTTCACTTCACTGAAGATAAAGTGATTATATACTGTTTTTGACCAAAAAGAAATAAAATATTTTTCACCTGGTGGTTTTTACCAGGTGAAATGTAGCAGTTTCTAGCAATAATCAACCCATTCCGGCTGCTACTCTGGTGTTTCTAAGAGCAATACCTTCTTCAACCATCTTAACTGCCTTGGGAAGATCATCCCCGGGAACTACAAGATCCCAATTGAAAAGATTAATCCACCGGCGCTCATTACTAGTACAGCTTACTACCCTGCGCTGATGCTCAGTTGCTAGTTGGGAAAGAGTTCTCTTTGCAATTTCTGCACCTGTTTGAAAGAACTCATTGGTGTATTTTCCCGGTGATGGCTGCAACATATCAACAACATCCCAGGAATTTGCAATGGTTCGATGGAGCAGGCGCTGAAGGCGCTGTTCTTCCACACAATGAACGTAGATCTTGAAAATATCCCAACCATTCTGGAAACACTTCTTCATATAGATTTCCAAGCCATTGGGCTCAAGTACAACAACCGGAGGTGTATCTGCTTCCATCTTCTTTTTCATTTCTACGTGTGTTACACCATAACGCGTCTTATTGAATTCTACAAGTTCAAAAAACAGACCATCGGCTTCTGCTTCCTTCGACTGTTGGTTGCTAATAAAGTTGTAATCAATACCTTCTTTTTCATCTCGCCTTGGGTGACGTGTGGTTGTACTGACGATCCTGCCAAATCCCTGCTTTGAAACAAGTTCATTCAGCAAGTAACTTTTACCGCTGCAGGTAGGGGCAGTAATGGCTATAAGAGTTGGTTTATTGAACTTTAACATATTAATTATCCCTTCGGCTTATTGATTATGCTCTGCTAAAAATTTCCCAGCGGTGCGTAGTGATTGAATAATGACTGCCCACATATCAAGATATTGAAATGTACCGCATCGCCCAATGAATGTCACTCCCCTTTTATTTTCTGCCATATCGACATATCGATTGTAGAGGGCACGATGGGGACAGTCCTTTTCTGTTGTCTTTACGGGGTAGTACCGCTCCAAAGAGTTGTCACGGTAATCACAGGGCTCCTCTACAGTTAGAGTTGTCCAGTGGGGGTTATCTCCGTGCGACGGCAAGTTTTTCCATTCTGTAACTCGCGTATGAGGACCAGAATGGGTAAAATTTAAAACTGATGTGCTTAGCACCCGTGGTAGTGGTACAGAGTACGTGTTCATCTTAACCGATCGCCAAGGTAGTTCTCCTAAAGAACAATCGAAATACATATCAATTGGTTCAGAAGTAAAAATGTGCTTAAATTCCTCTTTTTTCTGCACTTCGTCTCTTGAGCAGTTTAACTGTACGCTAATGTTTTCGTGATCTAAAATACGACGGAACATTTCAGTGTAACCATCTTTTGGCAGAAACTGGTACTTATCTTTTGGAAAATAGAGATAACTACGTGTTTCAACGTTTGTTGGAATCCTTGCCGCAACTGAGGCAGGCAGTTCTTCAAGTTCTAGCCCCCACATCTTCTTCGTGTAAGGCGCAAAAAAGAGATCACATAGTTCTTTTCCAACTGAGTTTTCAACGTGCTGACGGCTGTTGGTTACGGTTGGGTGGTGCTCAACCAACGTCTCAAGGAAGGCTGCATGCGAGCCCTTCTTGTAGTCGATCATAGCACCTTCTGCATCGTAGTCGATCTGGTCGTTGCGATCTGCCCAGACATCGAACTGATCAACGAAGACTTCCTCGATGGTATCGTGGTTGATGGGTAGAGGAACACACGTACCATTTGGCAGAAGAGCCTCAACCTCGTGCTTGTACTCAACCCAATCAGTAAAGCGTGATGCCCATTTCTGCACATCGTCGTTGGACGTGTGCCATAGATGGGGGCCATACTTATGAACGCGGATGCCGTGCTCATTCACGTAGTCATATGCATTTCCAGCGATATGGTCACGCTTGTCAATAACAAGCACCTTTTCACCAGCCTCAGCCAGTTCTCGTGCAACAGTAGCACCCGCAAATCCAGCGCCGACAATTAAAATTCTCATTTGAATTATCCTTAGTTACAAGATTTAAATATCCTCTACAGCATACTCAATTTCTTCGGATGAAACTGGAGACTTTAGAATTACGCTTAGAACGGTGTGAATTGACTTTGCTACCGCCAGCTCGCCTTGGTCCTCGCGAAACTGCCGCAGAACATCTAGGTTGTACGTAATAAGCGGAACATCAGGCTTATCGTGCAGGAAGAAGGAAAGAACTTCCTGTCCGTCTTGATTAGAAACCTGCTTAAAAAATCGATAGTTCATTTTTGAGCCTCCAGTACTGCTTTGATTTCTTGCTGCTGAACGTTCTTGTCCAGCGGGTGAATTGAATAGATTGCCTGCTTTTGTGCATCAGCAATGTGTGAGAGTTCGCTGTCACTAGCGTGAATAAGGTCAGTCGCCTTTAGATCAATCAGAGGGAAGTCTTTGCCATAATAAACTTCAAGTTCTTTCTTCTCTCCGATAAGAATACAGTTTGCATCTGCAGTTTGCTGGGGACGTGAACGCCACCACCCGCTGCCAGCGTGTTCATAGCCGGGCATCAGACACGCCCAGTCACGGTAAAACACCTCGCACATCTGGTCTTCGGTAAGCCGCTTCTGTGTTTCTGCCTTTGAGCCATACAGATCAACTGGCCAGGAACCAATTGTACCTTCCTCATCATTCTTAGGATTGCCAGTATATCCCTGCTTCTTTAGCCACTTCTGCGTCTTTGATTGGACCAAACTTGCAAAGTTGAATCGACGCTCCTTCTTTGGTGCAGGCCCAGCAGTATATGATAGAAGTGATGGCGTAAAGGTTGAGTCTTCTACTCCTTCGTGAAGGAAATCACCTGGCTTGCGGTTGCGGTGATACGGGTTAGGGTTGAAGGTGTAGATGCGGTCNCGCGGGTATTTTACCGCATCAAAGAGCAGGTGCGGACCATAATTCTCAGGATCGTTCAAGTGTGTAGTGTCAAAAGCACATACCAACATCCGATTCTTTCGAGTGATGATAGTATTAATTGCCTGAAGATAGATCTCCTTGTGCTTAGTGACTTCCTCGATTGTGGTCTTGTTCACACCTAATATAAAGTCACAGGACAGTTCTTCCCATTTTTGGCACTTTTCGAGTCCTTTGAACAAATCGGGTGCTTGCCAATCGTCAACCCCAAGAATGCAATCAGGACGCTGGCTGATTGCCCACAGTCCTTTAAATGTATGTGTTGCAACCAGTTGGCGAGGACCGGCAATATAAACAATTACTTCATCATATGAGGAGAGATCTTCACCGATTTCAACCTCACGCTGCTCAACCTGATGCCCCATATCTACAAGCGCATTAAATAGACTGTAATGCGCAGGCACCACCTTTAAATTCATTTTGAGATAGTGCTTACGCACACTCTGTGATTTATTCATACCGGTGATCAAGATTTTCTTCTTCATTTTATTCCTTTAAAGTAAGGGCCCCACACCTATATACCTAGGTATTATACACGTTTTAAAAATTAATACAGAATTTTTTAAAGGTCGAAAAAATGCTCACCCGCCTTGGCTGAAGCATTCTTAAAACCTCATCACTTCATCTACTACAAGTTTATCTGCCTCTAAGAGTGCAATCTTTTCACTGAGTTCTTCTGGACTTCTGACATATAGAAACTTGTTTGATGCTAGCGTCTTTTTTGGGTCAGCAGAGCAGTAGATAAATGTCACGTATCCTTGCTGCTTTGCTGTGATGAAATCTTCCTGTAGTGTCTCAGCAGTACTGAGAGATGTAACCTTCACGATAGAGCCTCACTCAAGATGACATCCTTGGGCTTGAACCCGCCCAGGGCCGGGTCAGTAACACTAATGATGCGCTTATCACGAATAATGGAGCGATTAAATGCAGCAACAAATCGATTTTGCTCTTCCATTCGGTCGTCTTCGCCGCCAAGACTTTCGCCATCATCTACAAAGTGCCGAGATACTGAAAAATCCTCAGTGAGCAGGATTAGGCGAATATCAGCAGAGTCTAGGTGGTGATTTTTTTCAAAGTCAAACACGTAATCACCGCTATAGGCCCTATACATTGGTGAATATACTGCCTCACCTAGGTGCCAGCGGTCAAAGATAATTCTGGCACCACTCTTTGCCATGATCATGGAATTCCTAAAACTTTCCTGTTGGTAGTGATATGACTGCAGGCTTGTATTTGGAACTCCAGTAATAGGAGAAGAATGTGCATAGGCATTTAACTTCTTTGGCTTACTAAAGTGAATAACTTCGTAATAACCAAGGGTATTCAAAATACCCTCAATAAGAGAACTTTTTCCAAGGCGGTCGAGGCCTTCAATCGCAAATACGTGCTTCATCATACCTCCAACGTTAGGTCATATTGACCAGTTTTTGTGTTTAAAACTACACCAGTATCGTCCTCAATGGTGGCATTCAAATCCACATTTGCATTGCTGTCATCTAAGAAGTCACTTCCGAAATCATTTTCGATTATGTTGATTAGTTCGAATGCTGCCGTGGAATAAACTGAATTACCCCCTAAGCGAACACTACACACTAATGCAGTGATAAGTTCAAGTTGATTTACATTGATTTGAAGTATGATGGAGCCATTCCCAATTACTGGTGCATCATCATCTTCGCTGTATCTTGATGAGATAATCATATAAATCCAATTCCATTAGTTTTCTTTTGGTGAAGTTGCGTATTGAAAAGTTCTGCAAGCGTAAATTCGTTTCCATCTGGAAGTTCCTTATCTACGCCAGCTTCTTCATACACCTTCTTAGATTCATCGCGGGTAAGTGCCCTAAACTGCAGAACGTCAAAGCAACGTCCTTCACGTAGAAGAGCGCTGTCAATGTCCCTGATGTTTGGTAGGTTGGTTGAGAAGACTAGTTTCTTGTCAGCGGCAGACACAAGACCGTCTGATACATTGAGGAACTTATGCATCATTGAATTGCCATCTTGACGTGCAGAGAGAAAGGCATCTGCATCTTCCATCACAAGGAAGCTACAATCATCCTCAATAAACCCGGCAAAGAAGTCATCAGTGTTGAGAACCTTTTCATCATAGGCAACCTTAGCATCTCCGCCGGCTCGATGAATTAAATTCTTAATGAATGTTGTTTTGCCAGTGCCTGGCTGACCAATAAGAATTAAAACGTTTGCACTTGAATTTAGGAAATCTTCAATATACTCATTTAGCCCCTTGTTTAACCAAGGATAGGCGCTCTTTAACGCAGGGCGGTAGTTCAGCGGGACGGAAGTGCTATCACCACGTGCATTATACACCCACTCGATCAGGTTCTCAGCACGCTTAAACTTATTATCAAAGTACTTTTCCCATTCTGAGCAAAAGGCTACACTTCCAACAAGATTTACATCAATCTTTCCTTTTGCAGAATTCACAGTAAGAAGCCCATCATCATACTGCACAACAACCTTTGTGCTGTGGAAGAAGGTAAATGCCTCAAACTTCATATCCACAACCCACTTGTTGAGCCTAAACTCAACAGGTGTAATCCAAGTGCAAGAAACATCTAGCGTCTGCACCTTGGATAAGAAACGGTTGCGCAGAAAATCTGCAAATACCCAGTCCTCTGAGCCATATACTCCCAGGACTACTTCTGGGCGAGCGATTTCTTGTTTGAACATATGAACATCCTCAAATATATTATGTGTATGATGGTTTAGTTTTCGGCGCCGCATTTGTTTTACACTCCGTTTAATTGTACTTCTTCTTTTCCTAGAAAGTTTTGATATAAGCGAATTAATTGAATCACTCATTTGGGCACCTTATAATGTCATTTCTTTTAGTGATGACTTAAAAAGAGTTTGAAATTCATTTGACCACTCATTTGTTTTTGCTGTCCATACTCTCTGAACCGCACTATCTAGAATGTACGTAGTTGCCCAATCCTCCTGACTTCTGACCGACCGACCTGCACCTTGTACGACCTTCATCAGTGCCTGCAGTTGGTAGATATCTGGAAAGTTATCTAAAATTGTTTGAATTCTTTTGTCACCAAGAGATGCATAAGGCATTTTAACTAAAACTTGAAACCTGCTCAAATCTCCTGGCAGGTCGATGCCTTCAAAACCAGAAGGAGTAACCAACACTGCTGGACCTTTAGAGTGCTGCTTGAAGTCTGCTAGAATAGTTGCTAACTTTTCTCCACGTACGTGCTCAAATATCTTGAAGTTTCCTTTTTCTTTTCTAAGTGAAGCGCAGACTGTTTCAGTCACTACGAAACTTGGGGTTAGGATAATTCCTCTTTCTTCTTTCTCAGTGTGGTGCTTTACAATCTCTGTCACAGTCCTGCTGAGTTTAGTGACAGTTTCAGTTTCCTGCATGCTTCGATAGTTAAGAGACTGTGGCTTGTAGAAGATAACCTTCTTGTTTTCGGGTAGAAACTGGGGGTCAAGACGGATATGCTTCGTCTTGCCTGGAAGTGTCATTGTGCGTTTTGCAAACTGCTCGCTGATAGTAGCAGACATTAACAGATTATGTTCAGCGTTATCAAGCACTTCAAACATATCTCCAATGAAGATGGGCTTTACGTGTATTTCATTTTCACTTTGACGTGCAGAAGGATCTTTCTTCTTGTACTCAAACACGTGAGGGTACTGAAAGGTAAAGAGGTCATCAATCTTGCAGCCAAAATTATAGTACTTCTTTGCAAGTTTCTGCAGTTTTAGGTACTTAGATGCATTGCGAATATTTCTATCTGCATTTGACTTAGCTGTTTCACTAATAAGGTTATAAACCTCAAGCAGCTGCTTTAACCAAGTTGAGTAATTTTGCTCAGTGATTTGCCCTTTTATGAGTGCATCGCGCATCACCTTTAAGTCCCTNAAGATGTCGGTATTNCCAAGCGAAAGATTATCATTTACCTCATCGGCACATTGCGCCAACCGCTTCTCAGAAATATAGATGGCATTGTGGTCAGTAAAAAGGTCATTCAGCAGGTGTGCCTCGTCAAACACAGCAACGGTGCGCCGGGGTAGAGGTGCCTGCGCGTACATCCTATCAATAAAGTAGAAGGCATAGTTCGTAATCAAATGACGAGAAGTTGCCTTTAGGGCACGTGCCTTTGCATACTCGCATGAATTGCAGTAGGTATCAATAAAGTTCTGCATTCCATTTTTTCTAAAGAGTGTGATTGCACAATTTTCGGCAGTTTGTGGCTCGTCGTCGGTGCTTAGAGCGCTGCACTCATAGTTTGCTGCACCTTTCAGGAGAAGAAAGGTATTGTCACCTGCCTTCTCAGCAAAGGTCTGATGGTACTGGTCAAGCAGAACATTTGTTGCAGAGAGCAAAAATGATGCATTCTCCCTCGTTGCTGGATTTTTGATGCTGTGAATAACTTCAGCAGCAACCGTTCCAATAATTGACTTTCCAGTTCCCGTTGGTGCCGATAGCACCACGTTCTTTGCCTCTTCTTCTAGGAAGGCTTCACAAATTCTAGATACGTGATTTACCTGATTATCCCTCGGTGTAAATCCAAATTTACTAAATGCTTCTTCAATTTGCTTCTGATATGACATTAATTCTTCCTTGGTAGAAAGATCTTTGCACTCTCTTCTTCATCGCCACCAAAAAAAGCCTTTACCAAAGATTTCCAATATGGTGAAAGATTGTGAAAATCATTGATGCTTTCAAAATTAAATTTTTCTGGATAACCACAGTCTCGCCAGCCGCTCTCAATATTTGCGAGCGTTGCTGCGATTGTCTCATCAAACTTATCCATCTCAATCATAGAAACTTCAGAGGTGCTTTCATCAGCAATTACCTTATCTGCCATTTCATAGTGCCGTGAATAGAGATGCATCGAGCCGGCGTTATGGAAGTAATAGCCAAGTTGAAGGTCTGGGTATACCTCCCTAAGTTGTAGCATCATACATTCTTGCAGCATAGTAAATTGGAAAACATCATTCGTAAAACCCAAAATTACGTCATTGCTGCGCATATTGACAATTAGATGTAGTTTATCTTCTCGAATAAACCACTGCAGCGTCAGTGTGCAGGCTACATCCTTATTTCCAGCGTGGCGGTCAGTAGGCAGATGAATGTTCATAACTGCCTGGCGGCTATCTTTATCAGCAGTTAGGATGTTAATAGTTTGGTGCCATTGATTAATCTTGTTTTCGCCGAAGTAGAGAGCCGGTAGAATTGAATGACCAAACATACGGTGACCGTAGTTTGAATTCACGGTGCCAGCAGGATAGTTGTCTTGATTTCCAGAGTTGATGATACCTTCCCAAAATTTTGCATATGGCACAATTCCATCCACCGTATTTTTACCAGTAAGATACCAAATAAACTCACCTAGCAGATACTTTACATTTGTCTTTCTTGCAGGAAAAGTAACTACTCGATTTCGAGGGTCAGTAAGGGTAATATTGTAGTTGAGCAACTCGCGGGTTTCTGAACCGCGCGGGTTAGAAACCATGCCATTTTCTCTCAGGTTGAAAAGGCACGCCCGGAAATCACTGTTGAGGCGGAAGGATGGTGTATTTTCCATTTGTATTTCTCCTTATAAGGATAAGTAAATTATACACTGGTTTTTAGTATATTTGACCTACTTTTACAGGAAGAATAAAAAGTAGGGAACCATATTGGTTCCCTACTAAACGGGTCTAAAGAGACAGACACCGTGCAACTGAAATTTCATTTTATACTCAAAAAGATGGGGTAACCACCATAAATAGGTTAAGCACAACCTGATAACAGGATAATTGATATGTCCACTAAAAATCTATTCGGTTCCATTATAAACTACGGTGATACCCTCCCATCTTCGACGACAACTCCAGATGGAGCCATGTTCTTCAAGACTGGAACCGCGCCAGGATTTTACATCTTCTCCTACAGAGATGTTTCTGCTGATCCCGGAAATCAACTAGCATCGGGCTGGCAACTTCTAATATCTTCTGGTAGTGGTCTTGATGCAAATACGCTTGATGGTTTAGATAGCACTGCCTTTCAACTAGTTGACCCTACTCTTAATGCATTGGCTGCATTTAATTCAAATGGGCTTTTGGTTCAAACAGCCGCCGATACCTTCACAAGTAGGTCAATTGCCGCTAGTGGCACAGGTCTGTCAGTATTAAATTCCAATGGAGTTTCTGGAAATCCTGAAGTTGTTTTGAACATCGATACTGCTATGGGTGGATTTACTGGCCCATTATCAGTGTCTAAAGGTGGTACCGGAAGCACATCTGTTGCAATACAGGGTGGAGTTGTTTATGGTGTAAATGGAACGCAACTTGGTTCTTCTGCTGCTGGCTCAGCATCGAGTGGTTCTGGAACAAGTCAGGTATGGCAAGTTCTTTCTTCAAATGGATCGTCTGCACCAACGTGGTTAAATGCTACTAGTCTAAATGTATCATACGCTGCCAATGCCAATTATGCAACTACAGCAGGCAGCGCAACTACAGCAGGCAGCGCAACTACTGCGGGTTCGGCAAATTATGCAACTACAGCAGGCAGCGCAACTACTGCAGGCAGCGCAACTACAGCAGGCAGCGCAAATTATGCAACTACAGCAGGCAGCGCAACTACAGCAGACAGCGCAACTACTGCAGGCAGCGCAACTACTGCAGGCAGCGCAACTACTGCGGGTTCTCTTAACCCAGGTGCTCAGATTAATGGAATAGCCTTTACAGGTGCATCAGATATAACAATTACTGCTAATACGCCAAATTCAGTCACATTTAACAATGGTGGCGCTGGCGATGCATCTGCTACAACGTTTAATGGAAGTACTGCACGCACAATTTCATACAATACATTAGGAGCGGCGCCCACAGCAAATCCTACTTTTACTGGTGTAGTACAGTTTGCTGATGGGACAGTAGGTGCACCATCTATTGCCTTCACAAATGAACCATCTCTGGGTCTTTACAGATCAACGACAAATTCAATTGGCATTACTGGAAATGTTCTTGTTGACAACGATATTGTTGCAACCGGAAATATTACTGCATTCTCAGATAGGCGCCTAAAGGAAAATATTTCCACAATTGAAAATGCGCTTTCAAAAGTTTCACAACTTACAGGCGTTACCTATACTCGTAAGGGCACAACTCAAGTCGGCGTTGGTCTAATTGCTCAGGACGTTGAGAAAGCGATGCCCCAGGCAGTTGTGACAAATGAAGAAGGCTACCTATCAGTTGCGTATGGAAACTTAGTAGGTCTTCTAGTAGAAGCCATCAAAGAGCAGCAAGTACAGATTGCCGCGCTTCAGAGAAGGATTGACCAACTAACTGAATAACAGTTAGGCAAACTTCTTAATCTCTGGCGGGATAGGGAGGTCGTTTTTCTTTAGGTCCTCTATCGCATCTTTGAAGATTACAGCGTGGTCTGGCTTCTTCATAATCTGTGACACTACCTGCTCAGCAGAAAGAAGGTCCTTTGCCTTTACACCTTTTCCAAACATAAATGCGGCAGCTTCATCAGGCTTTAGAATTGGGTCAGCATCTTTTGAAAATGCCTGCTTTATTCCTAGTTTCTTGAGTTCGGCTTCTACCTGCTCAGGAGTTGCTGGCTTTAAACCCAATCTTCCCTTTCCGTCCTTTCGCATTGGTGCAACGCGATATAGACGTTCAAGTCCTGCATCCATCTTGAAGCCACGCCGAACTCGAATAAGTTCCTCGCCAGTCTTTTCATCCTTGATTGCGATGTCTTTTCCTTGCTCAAAGATATGCTTCATCAAATTCACAAGAAGAAAGTTTCTGACAACTCCCTTGTATTGGCTGTCTAGTGCTGAATGATACCCAAACTTTGCCCATTCTATAGAAGGCACAAACATTAAATCGACCTGCACGCGCTTTTCACCAACCGTCTTTACTGGAAAAGAAAACACGTTTCCACCAGTCATCTTTGGCTTATCAACTCCCGTGGCTACCTTCATCTTTTCTACTAAGACATCTCTATCATATGCACCATCTTCTATGGCTAAATCGACATCTCCGCTGTCCTTTCTCTTTCCCTTCAGAGTATGCTCAGTGGAGCCAAGCAGGCTCTGCTCAAGAGTAGAGTACGGAATTCCAATTGTTTTTTCAACAAACTGCAGAGCCAGTTTTACGTCCTGCTGATTTGCGCGGCTTGTTTCAAAACTGGCGGTGGCTGCGCCACCCTCAAGAAGAAACTGTTTGAATGTTACAGTCATGGCATTCCTATAAGTTCTCTTGTATCCAACTTGTACTTTTTGCGGATGTCAGCAGACAGTTCATCTACCGCAAAATCAGAATATGCCATTCCTGGGTGCCAATTTTTTCGTAGCGGTTCCCACTTTTTGAAGAAGAGTTCCATCGTATCTCTGTCCATAACAGCCCAATCTACCTCATCCTTGAATAGTCGCATCACTTCTTTTGCCTGGTCCTTGGTTGCACCAAGTTCCTTCATAAAGGCAAGCAAAAATGGTAGTTCTTCTAAACTGCTTTCCATAAACTGCTTAAAGGTAATTTTGCTCATTAGTCTTTTTCTTTCTCACGGCGACCGATGTTTGCTTTACGAAGCTCTGTTGACAGTTGTCCGAGCATCCAACGTTCTGAATTGCGCGTAAAACCCGTAGCAACTGCATTTGGCATCTTCTCTGTCATTTCATCAACTATATTTATGTCACCAGACTTCTAATTAAATAAATACTATCTAAGATTGTTGGAGAAAATCCTTGAAATTTCACGGTATTACCCTAGAACAAGGAAGCGCCATCTCAAATATGACGCTTGATTCTGGGAATAGTTTCCCAGCACTGCCAGATGAAGGTGAATTGTTTTTTCGTTCTGATGCAGACCAGACAGTAAAGGGTCTCTATCTTTATATTGCCGGCAGTTGGCTAAAAATTGCCAATCCTTATGCCGTCACTATTCCAAAGGGAGAAACTCTACCTGTCGCTGGCATAGAAGGTGATCTTTTCTATCTAAACTCAAACACTGCAACAGAAGGACTTTATCTTTTTAAAGATAGCGGTTGGGTTAATATCACATCTGGATCTGCGCCGTCATTCATCGTCACCGGTGATGTAAGTGGTACTATAGATGGTGGTACAGATGCACTTACACTTGCAACAGTTAATTCAAATGTGGGTTCATTTGGATCTACTACCCAGGCTGGAACATTCACTGTAAATGCAAAGGGTCTTATAACTGCGGCAGGAAGTACTACGATAACGCCTGCTTGGTCATCTATAACCAGTAAACCAACTACATTATCTGGTTTTGGAATTACAGACGCACAGCCACAAGATGCAGATCTGACGTCAATTGCTGGTTTAGCAGGAACATCTGGCTTCCTAAAGAAAACTGCTGCTGATACCTGGTCACTTGATACAAACACCTATCTAACTGCAAACCAAACAATTACGGTTTCTGGAGATGCAACAGGTTCTGGTACTACGGCAATTGCTCTTACACTAGCAAGTAGTGGAGTAACGGCANATACCTATAGATCAGTAACTGTTGATGTGAAGGGACGGGTAACAGCAGGAACAAACCCAACAACGTTATCAGGATATGGGATTACTGACGCGCAGCCACTAGATGCAGATCTGACGTCAATTGCTGGTTTGGTAGGCACCTCCGGCTTCCTAAAGAAAACTGCCGCTGATACCTGGTTACTTGATACAAACACCTATCTAACTGCAAACCAAACAATTACGCTGTCAGGTGATATTACTGGAAGTGGTACTACTGCAATAACGGCAACCCTGGCAAATAGCGGAGTAACGGCTGGTACATACAGGTCAGTAACTGTTGATGTGAAGGGACGGGTAACAGCAGGAACAAACCCAACAACTCTTGCTGGTTATGGAATTACCGATGCTGTAGCCAAGGCTGGTGATTTAATGACTGGTGCTCTTGGAATTATAGCGGGAAGTGCGGCGGCGCCTGGGCTCTACTTTAGTGGTGATGTTAATACGGGATTATTTTCACCTACAGCAGAAACAGTGGCAATTACCACAAATAGTGCAGAAATTGCCAGATTTACAACAAGTGCGCTATTAGTAGGTCTAACATCAACAGTTACCGGTACTTCAGCAGGCACAGCAAAGATTCAGGCAACAGGTGTATCAAATTACCTCGCGCACTATGCTGCTGACAGTGCTAATCCAGCAATTTTCACATTTGCGAAGGCAAGGTCTGGGGGTGTTGCGGTAGATACTGCAAATGGTGGAATTGGTGAAATAAGATTTGACGCGTGGGACGGTTCTGCCTGGATAAGATCTGCGATGATTGCAGGTGCTGTTGATGGCACTGTTTCAACTGGAAATATTCCATCGCTCATTAGATTTGCCACAATGCCTGCGGGAGGAACGCTCACTGAACGCTTTAGAATTGCAAGCACAGGTGCCTGGGGCGTAAATGGTGCTAGTTATGGAAGTTCTGGTCAGGTACTAACATCTAATGGTTCAACTTCTTCACCAACTTGGCAAACACCTGTCGCAGGAACAGTAACATCAGTTGCGGCTACAGCACCAGCAGCCGGATTTACTATTTCAGGCTCCCCAATTACTTCAAGTGGCACACTTACTTTTGCATTAGCAAATGACCTTTCGGGTGTTGAAAGTTTGTCAGGTACAGGGCTTGCAGCACGTACAGCAGTAGATACCTGGACAACACGGTCAATTACTGTATCAGGCACAGGGTTATCAATAACTGATGGAAATGCTGTAGCCGGCAACCCAACAATTACAAGTAATGCAACAAGTGCAAACACTGTATCTACTATCGTTGCACGTGATGCTTCAGGAAACTTCTCTGCTGGCACAATTACTGCAGCGCTCAGTGGAAATGCGACAACTGCTACAAGCATTTCAGACGCTCCGCAACTTTCGCAGGCAACAACGGTAACTGCTGTAAATGGTTTAACTCAGACAGCAGTATCTACTGTTGCAACTTCTGCTGCAAGAACTATAAAGTACCTTGCACAAATTCACGATACAACGAACAGTCACTATCACGCCGTGGAAATTTTGGTTATCCACAACGGCACGACTGTTTGGAAAACAGAATATGCTGAAGTAGTCTCAAACGCTACTTTAGGAACTTTTGATGCTGACATTTCAGGCGCAAATGTTAGGCTATTATTCACTGCAACTGCTACAACAAACAAAAATGTGACAGTATATCGCACAGTAATCACTCCTTAATATAAAGCCAATCTGACGGAAAGGGAAGTCAATTATGGCAGTCAATCGTAAGTTTGTCGTCAAGCACGGCTTAGATGCAAACGCAATATCAATAGATAATCTTGGCGCATTAGGCTCAACGTTTGGTTTAGCCGGTGGTCATACATTAACACTTAGTACTACTAACACAACTTCTGTTACACTGCCAACTTCTGGGACACTAGCAACAACTGCTGATCTTGGTGGGTATCAACCACTTGATGCTGACCTAACGTCAATTGCAGGTCTTGCCGGAACGTCAGGATTTCTAAAGAAAACGGCAGCAAATTCCTGGTCTCTTGATACAAATACATATCTCACAGGCAATCAGACAATAACTTTTTCTGGCGATGCAACAGGTTCTGGCACTACAGCAGTTGCACTTACGTTAGCCAACAGCGGTGTGACTGCTAGTACATACAAATCGGTGACGGTTGATGTGAAGGGACGGGTAACGGCAGGAACAAACCCAACAACTCTTGCTGGTTATGGAATTTCCGATGCACAGCCACTAGATGCAGACCTTACAGCGATTGCTGGTCTTGCAGGCACATCTGGATTTCTAAAGAAAACGGCAGCAGATGCCTGGGTGCTTGACACAAACACATATCTAACTGCAAACCAAAGCATCACTATTTCGGGTGATGTAAGTGGAACAGGAACTACCGCCATAACGACAACACTGGCAAATAGCGGAGTATCTGCTGCTTCATATGGTTCTGCTTCTCAGGTTGCAACATTCACCGTAGATGCAAAGGGCAGGCTAACAACTGCTGCTAGTACCTCTATTGCAATTACAACTTCACAAGTAACCTCTGGAACATTTGCAGATGCACGAATTGCTGCTTCAAATGTAACTCAGCACCAAGCGTCACTTTCAATTGCAGAAACGCAGATCACAGATGGAACACTTCTTGCACGATTAGGTTCAAATGAAACTGTGACAGGAACTTGGTCATTCAGTAATCCAGTTTCTGGTGCTACACCTACAACAGACAGTCACTTAGCAACCAAGCAGTATGTAGATAATCTATCAACTGGCTTGGATATGAAGCAGTCAGTTCGTGCTGCTACTACTGGTCCAATTACACTCAGCGGAACACAGACTATCGATGGAGTTGCAGTTGTTGCTGGTGATAGAGTACTTGTAAAGGACCAAGGCACTGCTTCTCAGAATGGTATTTATGTTGTTGCTGCAGGCGCTTGGTCACGTTCAACTGATACAGATGGAAATCCAGCAGCAGAGGTAACTTCTGGGCTTTATACATTTGTTACTGAAGGCACAGTAAATGCAGACACTGGCTGGGTTCTTGCAACAAATGACCCAATAACGCTGAACACAACTGGCCTAACATTTGTTCAATTCACTGGTCTTGGTCAAATAACTGCAGGCGACGGTCTAACAAAAACTGGATCTACTCTAAATGTTGTAACGGCATCTGCAGCAAGAATTGTTGTCAATCCTGACAGCATTGATCTTGCAACTGCTGGAACTGCTGGAACATATCGTTCAGTAACAACAGATGCATATGGGCGTGTGACTGCTGGTACTAACCCAACAACTCTATCCGGTTATGCAATTTCTGATGCCCAGCCTCTCGATGCTGACTTAACAGCACTTGCTGCTCTATCTGGCACAGGCTTTGCTGTAAGAACTGCTGCAAATACTTGGGCACAAAGAGATATTGCAGTTTCGGGTAACGGTCTTTCTATCACGAATGGCACAGGCATTTCTGGAAATCCAACAGTTACCAGCAATGCAACGAACGCAAACACCGCATCAACTATTGTTTTTAGAGATGCTTCTGGCAATTTTTCTGCTGGTACGATCACCGCGTCTTTAAGTGGTAATGCTACAACAGCAACAACGGCAACTGTAGCAAACTCAATTTCTGTTCCTGATACAAGAAACGTCACAACAACCCCAGAAACAATAAATCAAAGTGTTGTTTTTGATTTTAAGGCAAACACCAGCAATGCGCTGTCTGATGGTGGAACATACCACGGGCTAATGACATTTAGACAGTGGGGTAGCACTACTGACTGGTCTGGAGGTAGAAGTCACCAGTTAGGATTTACTGACAATGATAATGTGTGGCATCGAAGTGGCACTTCAACTACCTGGGGAACTTGGTATAAACTATGGCACTCTGGAAATGATGGAAGTGGTAGTGGTCTTGATGCTGACCTACTTGATGGGCTTGAACTTCATACTGGAAGAAATAATGAAGTCAATAAAGTTGTAAGAACAGATGCAAGCGGTTATCTCCAAACAGGTTGGATTAACACCACCAGCGGTGATAATGGCACAACAGCAATTGACCGTGTTTATGCCTCAAGTGATGGCTACATTAGGTACTATACTCCAACAAACTTTAGAACTGTTCTAGATGTTCCAACGCGCACGGGCGGAAGTGCTTCTGGTACTTGGTCAATCAGTGTTACTGGGAATGCAGGCACAGCAACAACTCTGCAAACAGCAAGAACCATTAATGGCATTTCATTCAATGGTTCCGCAGATGTTGTAGTACCTTCAGACTGGCTGCACAGCGGAAGAGACTTTCCACTTGGCACTTTAGTTCAAACAACAATTGACTATTCTGTAACAAATGGCGATCCTTGGGTTCTTGAGATCCGTGGTAACGCGTATGGTTCAATTGTACCATTTGAAATTCAGTACCAGGGGTACATCTACTCAGATACGATCATAAATCACGGTGGATATTCAGTCGGTACCACGCTAACAGGACTAGTTGTCTTCAACTATGGTGGAAAACTGTGCTTCTGGTGGCCAAATCAGTCATACTGGCACGGGTACAATGTTCGTGTTTATACGACATACAGCGGGTATAAACCAAATACTGTTACGACCATAACGAATGAAGCGAAGCCTGTAAGCATAACAAAGGAAGTTGCTCTTTCATCTGGAATTAGACAGGTACTGCGCTCTGACAACTACAACTCGTATGCACCTACTCTAACTGGTACAGGCGCATCAGGAACGTGGGGCATCAGTATTTCTGGAAATGCTGCGACTGCAACAACGTTACAGACAGCAAGAACCATCAATGGAACATCATTCAACGGTTCAGCCAATATTACGATTACGGCAAATACACCCAACTCGCTGACCTTCAATAATGGTGGTGCTGGTGGTGCATCTGGATCTACCTTCAACGGTGGCTCAGCACTTACCGTTTCCTACAATACAGTCGGTGCTCCATCTACAACAGGCACTAATGCATCTGGTACGTGGGGAATTAACATTACTGGAAATGCTGCGACAGCATCTGCATCTTCTACATCAAACACTATGCGTGTTGCAGATGGAACAGGATGGTTAGGTGCTGGTTCAAGCATTTCTACATCTGGCGGTAGAGCAGTTGATCTTGCGCCAAATACATTTTCAAATGGCATATTCTTTGAATTTAAAAACAGCGGCTCTTTTTCAGGTCTCGGAAACTATGCTGGTCTAATCACGATAGCGCCTTGGTTAGGAACTACTGCATCGACTGGAGATCCAAACTATCAACTTATATTTTCGCCTGCTGCTGTTAATAGTACCTCTGCACCCACAGTTCGAGTTCGTGCTGGTATTGATACTGCCTGGGGTTCTTGGTCAACTCTACTTCATAGTTCAAACTACAACTCATATGCACCCACTCTAACTGGTGGAGGTGCTTCAGGTACGTGGGGTATCAACATTACTGGTGATGCAGGCACTGTAGATGGCTTTAGTGCACAAATAGCGCAGGCTGCGGGTACAATCCCAGTGCGTGATGGTTCTGGATATACCTACTTCAACTACATTAACTCAAATACTGGTAATGCTGAAAATCCAACAGTTAGCCAGGTAATTGTCACAAATGGTTCAGACGGCTTCTATAGAAAAGCGTCAATTGCCCATCTTACATCATCACTGTCTGGAACTGCCTCAAGTTTAACGGCTGGTGCTGTTACAGGCATAACTAATGGCACATACACTGGCGACTTAAATGCGCTCACAACATCAGGTTTTTACCGTATTAACAATGGGCAGGCAAATTCTCCAAGTGATTATGCTCAGGTACTGGTAATTCACGGTTCCTCTGATACAATCACACAAATTGCTGGAGCATATTCAACTGGTACGCTTTTAACACGGTCTGGAAATCCATCAAACGTTGGTGGCGGTGGAGCGTGGTCTGCATGGCGAACTGTTCTCGCTGACCATAACTACAATACATATGCACCTACTCTAACCGGTACAGGTGCTTCTGGTACCTGGTCAATCAACGTAACTGGTAATGCAGGTACAGCAACAACGTTGCAAACTGCACGCACAATAAATGGTGTTTCATTTAACGGTTCTGCCAATATTACGATTACCGCAAATACACCAAGTTCGTTGACCTTCAATAATGGTGGATCTGGTGGCGCATCTGGATCTACCTTCAACGGAGGCTCAGCCCTTACTGTTTCATATAACACAGTCGGTGCTCCATCTACAACTGGCACGAATGCATCTGGTACTTGGGGCATCAATATTACTGGTGATGCAGGCACAGTAGATGGGTTCTCAGCATCGCAATCGATAACCGCGAACCACATTGTCGTTCGCGATGTAAACGGGTATATCTTCGGTAACTACATCAATATGACCGATGAAGGTACGTCTGGTACAGCAGGTACGATCACTGGCATCATTGCAAAGCGTGGCGACAACTACTATCGGAACACAAACGCTGCTTCAGTTGCAGCGTTCATCTCTGGACAAAACTTTAACACTACAGGAAATGCTGCGACAGCAACTAATGCAACGAATGCAACGAATGCAACGAATGCAACGAATGCAACTGTCGGGCTAGCAACAAGCCGCTCAGGGAACTGGAATACTGACTTCTCTGCAACTACTTCAAATACACAGAACTGGGGTGAAACGAGTAGTGGTGGACCATCGGGTTCATGGTACTTCCAAGAGAATATGCGTCACTCAAACAGCTCTAACGTTTGGGGTCGTCAAAACGCTTGGGGCTGGGAAGATAACGCAAACGAACTGTACTCTCGGAATGTCTCGGGTGGCACGTGGAGTAGTTGGGTTCGGTTCTTGAACTCTGCGAACTACAACTCATATGCACCCACTCTAACAGGAACTGGTGCTTCTGGTACATGGGGTATCAGCATTACAGGTAGGGCATATCCACGCCGCTCTGATGGTGGTGATCTAAACTTCTTCTGGAGTGGTCAGAGCGGACAACCAACTTGGCTGTGGGGTGGTACAGATGGTACTAATATGTACGTCTATAACCCATCAAACTTTAGTGTAAATTATGCAACATCGGCAGGGTCAGTTGGCAGCAGCATTACCTTCAACAACGGTGGAGGTGGAGGTGGATCAGGTTCTACCTACAACGGTGGCTCAGCACTTACCGTTTCCTACAATACAGTTGGTGCACCATCTACAACTGGCACGAATGCATCTGGTACTTGGGGCATCAATATTACTGGAAATGCTGCTACTTCAAGCAATACTTCTAGCATCTCAAGCGCTGTAGGTGGCGGATATACCTGGACAGGGCTTCAGCAGTTTAGAAGTAGTGCTGCAGTAGGAACTGCAGGGAGGTCAGGTGCATTTGAAGCGTTTACGCCAGGTAATGCAAGTGATGCTGCAACTATGTCATTCCACCGTGCTGGTTATTACGCCATAAATATGGGTCTTGACAGCGATAACGTATTCAGGCTAGGTGGTTGGTCTGATGGTGGTAGTACCTACCGCCTTGCTGTCTCTTCTACTACTCTATCAGCACACAGATACGGTGGATTGTCAGTTTCTGGATCTTCCTACGGATCAATAAGAGTCGATGGTACTACAAACAGTTACGCGGGCACCTACTACGCAGATGCTTCCGGTTCTGTTGGTGGTATGTTTGATACCTCCGGAAACGGTGGTGACTATGATTCTACAACTGGGTGGCACTTCTACTGGAACCGTAGTACTACCTGTCTAGGTATCGGAGGTTCATCTACTGCTTCTGGTTATAAGGCGTACATCAATGGAGCCCTGTATGCAACTGGGGATATTACTGCTTTCTCTGATCAAAGAATTAAGACAGATATTTCTGTAATTCCAAATGCCCTTGAAAAAGTCGAAGCTCTGCGTGGTGTTACCTATACAAGAACTGACAATGGTGATCTAGAAAGTGGAAAGCGATCCACTGGTGTTATTGCTCAGGAGGTGGAAAAGGTGCTTCCAGAAGCCGTCGTTCGGGATAAGGAAGACCCAGAAAATGGAATAATGGGTGTAAATTATGGAAATATGGTAGGTCTTCTCATTGAAGCCGTAAAGGAACTAAGCGCTAAGGTAAAGCACCTGGAGCAAAAATTAGAGAAATATGAGGGCTAAACAATAGGGCGCTTGAATAAATACATATGTCACTCTTTAGAGACCTACTATGCTAATTGATCGTCCACAGATAACTGAAACGTCATTCATTGAGAATGCTGTTGTTGCAAGCGGTGCAACAAATCCAGCAAACCCAGATATAGGTGAATTATTTTATAACACTACAGATCAGAAACTAATGGTCTATAGCGGTACTAGTTGGGTTGAAGCAGGCTCAACTGGAATTGCAGCACACGAGGCAAACGCGGCACTTCACCTGACATCTTCTCAAAATACGCTGCTAGATAATTTAACAGCATCTGCTGCTGAGTTAAATTATATGGTTGGGGTAACCAGCAGCGTTCAAACTCAAATTGATACAACAAACATAAATTTAGCCAATGAAGTAACGCGCGCAACTACTGCTGAAAATAGTCTTCAACTTCAGATTACAAATAATGGAAGCAGTTTTACAACACATATTGGAGATGCATCTCTTCACCTGACATCTTCTCAAAATACGCTGCTAGATAATTTAACAGCATCTGCTACTGAGTTAAATTATATGGTTGGTGTAACCAGCAGCGTTCAAACTCAGATCAATTCAGCAAATACAAATCTAACAAACCACGCTGGCGATGCTTCTCTTCACCTAACATCTGGGCAAAACACCCTCTTAGATGGAATTACCGTAAGTTCTGGAGAAGTAAATCAACTTGCAGGAATTTCACAGACAACAACCATTCAAAATCAACTAAATGCTCGCCTGAAGTTGGATGGTACTACCACAATGACAGGCAACCTTGCAATGGGGTCAAACCGGATTACCGGGCTTGGTGCTCCAGTGGATGCTACTGATGCGGTCAATAAGGACTATGTCGATAACACCGTACAAGGTCTATCTTGGAAACAAGCAGTTGTTGTTGCAACTGTTGCCGATATAACACTAAGTGGGCTACAGACAATTGAAGGAGTTACTCTTGCAACAAATGACCGTGTTCTAGTAAAGGGTCAAACTAATCTATCAGAAAACGGAATTTGGCTTGCATCATCTGGGGCATGGACAAGGGCAAGTGATGCAAATACTTCTGCTGAACTTGATGGTGCTGCAGTATTTGTGCAAAGAGGCGCTACTGTTGCAGATAGCGCTTGGGTGCAGGTAAATGAGATTGCAACTCTTGGAATTAGTTCAATTGTGTGGTCAAGGTTTGCTGCTTCAGGTGGTCTAAATGCAGGAAACGGTATTGATGTTACTGGTGCAGTCATATCAGTAAAAAATGGAAATGGACTAGCATTCTCTGGGTCAAGCCTTGTTGTCAATACAACTTCTGACTTGACATTTAGCGGTACGCAATTAGCACTTCCAAATACTGGTGTTACTGCTGGAACATACGGTTCATCAACAAGTATACCATCATTTACTGTAGATGCAAAAGGACGAATTACAAGTGCATCTACAACATCTGCAGTTGGTACATTCCAAGCCGCAGATGCTGACCTAGATGCGCTGGCTGCACTTTCAACAACTGGCATCATTGTTAAAACGGGGGCTGGTACAGCAGCAACACGCACTCTTGAGGTTGATACAAACACTGGTCTGTCTATACTTTATGCAGATGGAACTGCAGGAAATCCAAAGATTGCAACAAATGCCACGTCAAGTAACGTGTCAAGTACTATTGTTGCAAGAGATGCAGCAGGCAATTTTTCTGCAGGAACAATTACTGCAAGTTTATCTGGAACTGCAACTAATGCAACATATGCAACATCGGCTGGAAGTGCAGCAACTGCAACGGATGCAACTAATGCATCATACGCAACAACGGCTGGAACTGCAACTAATGCAACATATGCAACATCGGCTGGAAGTGCAGCAACTGCAACGGATGCAACTAATGCAGCAAATGTTCCATGGACTGGAGTATCAGGTAAGCCAACAACGATTGCTGGATATGGCTTAACAGACGCGGCGTCAATTTCACTGATGAATTCATCAGATTATCTTAACTTACCACCACTTGCCGGTGTATTGCGCGATAATAATGTACCACTGTACTCAGATTTTAAATTCTCACAGGGCAGTTGGAATACATCAACTTTCACGTGGGTAGATAGCGAAGGTAAACAAGTTAAGTACTACAGTACTACATCGCCGCTCAGTTACAGCAACATGTTCCGTGCATATAGGTATTCTGATTCTGATTCTTGGATATTTGACAATGAACCTGTGACAGTTGGATTTGCACTAGGCACGGAAAAAGTAGGTCGCATTCTGAACATGGGCACAAACTATGCTGTTGTTCAGTTGTTTACTGTTGCACTACCAGAAGCATTAACTCGAACTGTGATTGTAACAACCGGCGGCTCATCTGATTCTGCGGACTGGACAATACTTGCTGATGTATCATCTATTAACTCATCTCGCAACAGAGCCAATTATCTAGTAGTACCAACTGCATCTGGCACACGCATCCTAGTTGTTTATACTGTATCTGAAGATGTTTATCTTACAGTGTATGATACGTCATTGAATGTTCTTAGAACACAGTTGCTTTACGAAGCACTTGTGATGATGAATACAACAGATACACTAGGCCAAGGTCGAGTTGCTCCAGCAGCAAATGCTGTTAGTCTGTTTAATTATTCTGGTGCAGGGTGTACATATCCAAGTACATGGGATCCGTTCAATCAAAAATTCCATATGCACTGCTCATCATATTACGTATGGACTAGTGCAACAGGTACAGCGAATGGTCAGGGCTTTGGGGTATCTATATCATGGTCAATTCCAAAAACTTGGATTGAATCTGGAGTTGGAACACCAACAAATTTAATACCAATTAAATCAGGATCATACAGATATAATCTTTTACCAGATAGCACGTGGGGCACGCAGACCGGCGGTATGTCAAATTCTTGGACTGGCGGTCAAAACGTTTCACTTATAACCGATGAATATTCTGGTCAGATAATTGCTACATCAAAGGGGTCATTTGACTCATCAAGCACTGGGTCAACGTACAGATTAGTTTCAAATTTTGCATACCAAACATTTGATACAAGTCTGCTATCTCCTCAGATTGTTTCATCACATTCGCTTCAGATACCAGACGGTTCTGCCTGGTCAAAGTTGCTGTATTCATACTGGGGTCAAGTTATTGGCAACCAGATTCTAATGCTTTCACAATCAACGCGCTATGGTTCACGATTTGTTTTAGCGCAGTTTAGCACTACAGAATTCAAGTCTGCAGCAATAACCAATGATACGCTCAAGCTTGATAGCCCATCTGCTGTTCTTGACCCACAAAATGCTGTTGGTGTTCCAGCATCTGTTGCAGCAAACTGGGCTCCTGGAAACTTTGGCGTAACTGTTGCCAGCGGAGTTCCAACCTATTATCACTGCGCGCCTGGCCAGACAGTTTATACGATTACTGCATCAGGAGTTTCGCGTCTTTATACGTCTGCTGGTATTTCAATGCCAGCAATTCCTTCTACTATTTCAGGAATTTCAGGAATTGTTAATCAAAACGTAATTTCCTGGAACTTAAGCGTTGGTGCTCCTATATTTTGGGCAGTAGTTCGTTCTTCTACTGGTCAAGCATACGTTGCAAAGTGCACTTCAGGCTCTTGGACAATTCCTGGCGCAAATATAGCACAGGCTGAAATAGATGCTGGTAAAAGTAATCGAGGCGATACGTCAAACTCGATATATTTTGATACCGGTGGGTCTGCACTGTTAACACAAAACGGGCGTTTTATGTTTGGTGGTGCCGTACCTTTTACCGGTGGCACTTATTGGATCTATACTAGCTACAACGTAAATACGAATGTCAGCACTTCAGGTGTTCCAAGCAGCGCGTTCGCTAATATAGCAACAGCACCAGCAACGTATAAGTCTGCTGGTGGTTATCCAGGCGGAACATTTGGATATAGCACTACTTTGGGATATTATTGGTATCTTGCAACTGGTGTTTATGATGCTGCATATTTCTGCTCTTCTCGTGATATTCGTACTGGGGCGTCAGTTACTGAAGATGAATGGGCAACAGCATCATCTACGCGTTTCCAGACATATATTACAACTGAGTCAGCGACTGGACTGGTAGCGTATATTTCTTCATATCCTCTTTTCATTGGTGGATATTATTGTGTTACACCCACGCAATCTATTGCACTTACTGCTTCAGCAGTAAATTACGTGTATGCAACAAAGGATAGCGCAGATAGATCAACCGTTCTTATATCTGCTTCAACAACGCTATTACCATCATCATTCTCTCGTGTGCTATTGGCAACAATTACGACTAATGCAACAAACATTACATCACAGATCACATATCCAATAATTCAAAAGGATGCTGTCGAAGATTTATCCAACGTATCTATATCTGGAAAAGCAATTGGTGATGCACTAACTTGGAACGGTACTACTTGGACTAATTCTGTAGTTAGTTCTTTAGTATCTGGAACACCCAATAATACTCCCAATACCATAGTTTCAAGAGATGGGACAGGCAACTTTAGCGCAGGGACTATCACTGCAAATCTAACTGGCACAGCTTCAAATGCAACTGGCTTAAGTGGAATCACTTCTGCACTGGGGCAACCAGTGCAGCCTGCAACAATAAGTTCTATTTTGGGTCAAGACACTAACGGTTCGCTATATCGATATAACCTCACTGCCCTGGGTGCATTTGGAATTCTAACAACTTCCAACTACAACTCATATGCACCTACTCTAACTGGCACTGGTGCTTCAGGCACCTGGTCAATCAACGTAACAGGTAATGCAGACACAGCAACAACGTTGCAAACAGCAAGAACCATAAATGGTACATCATTCAATGGTTCCGCCAATATTACAATTACTGCTAATACGCCAAATTCAGTCACATTTAACAATGGTGGCGCTGGCGATACATCTGGATCTACTTTCAATGGCAGTGTTGCTAGAACTATTTCATACAATACATTAGGCGCCCCATCAACAACTGGCACTAACGCATCTGGTACCTGGGGCATCAGCATTCTGGGAAGCGCTGCTACGCTAACTACGTCAAGATTTATTAATGGTACATTATTTAACGGGGGTGCAAGCATCAATTTCTTTGATGCTTTTGATTCAGGGGTGGCATCACCTAGTCCAACATCACTTACCGCAAATACTATCAGGGGGTTTGATGCTTACAGCAGCACAGATTTCCCAGGAGCCTACTATACGGGTCTTACAATTAATGGTGCAGCAGGAGTACGTTCTGCGCAACTTGCCTTCAACTGGAATTCAGAAGAGGCTGCACCAACACTAGTATATTTTAGAACAAATGATGATACCAGCGACGCACCTACCTGGAGTGCGTGGAGAAGAATTCTTGTAGATGGTACTACAGCAACATTTGCAAATGGTTCTTTAGCCGCACCGTCAATTGCATTTGCCGATGAAACAACTCTTGGCTTCTATCGCACAACTGGAACAATCAACGCAACTGGCAACTTCATTGCAACTGGAAACGTTGGCGCTTTCTCTGATGAACGTATTAAGAAGAACATTCAACCAATTGAGAGCGCACTTTCAAAGGTTCAGCAGATCAATGGTGTAAGTTTCGAGCGTGTTGATGATACATCAGGAAAGAGATATGTTGGTGTAATTGCTCAGCAGGTCGAAAGAGTTCTTCCTGAGGTAGTTGAACAAAACAATGATGGAATGAAGTCAGTTGCCTACGGAAATATGGTTGGTCTTCTTGTTGAAGCAATTAAGGAACTCAAGGCTGAAATTGAGGAACTGAAGAAGAATAGGGGTTAAGCACTATGCCTGTTCCTTCAGGTCCGCTAAGTCTTGGTAATATTCAGACAGAGTACGGTGGCTCAAATCCGGCGTCGTTGTCTGAGTACTACAGAGGTGCTTCATCCAGTTCTACGGTACCAAATCAAACATCTGCTGGGACTTATGGTACAATTCCCACGTCTGGTGCAATTTCAATGGGTACTTTTAGGAGCAAGGGCAAGTTCGTATTTAATGCCACAATTTCCACAAACACAACTGACTATAATATTTCAAGTGCTGCAACCTCAGCGGGTTGGGATGGCAGTGAAACACTTATTGCTTCAGTAACAATCAATGCTGGCGTATATGTTTATGCCACAACGACTTCTGCATATGCATTAGATACTGGAAGCAGTTTTCCAGGTGGTCACTATATTGCAATTACAAACAATGGGTTAATAGTTGGAAGGGGCGGGGCTGGCGGAACAGGTGGTGGTTCCAATGCGTCATCTGCACTTGCCGCTGTTGCTGGAAGTGCTGGTGGTCCTGCGCTAAGAGCACAGGTTGCTGTCGAAGTTACCAACAATGGCACCATTGGTGGTGGAGGTGGTGGTGGTGGAGGTGGTGCATCTGTATGGTTGGCAGATGGTGACAAGTCAGGCACTACTACATACAGCGCCTCTGGTGGAGGGGGCGGGGGAGGGCGTGCAAATGGCACGGCAGGTGTCAGAGGAACAGCGGCGGGTACTGATATTATAGCAAATAATGGTGCTAATGGAACTGCTGGTGCTCTTACAACCGTTGGGGCTGGTGGTGCAGGCTCAACGGGCTTTGGATGGGCAGGAGGGAATGGTGGTGCTGGTGGTGCTCTAGGCACTGCAGGCTCTTCTGGTCTTGCATCGACTGGTGGAACAAGCGGTGGTGTGGGGGCTGGAGGTGGTGGAGGTGCTGCAGTTGTTGGAAATGCAAATATTACGTGGGTGGTAACTGGCACTAGGCTGGGCGCCCTTACATAATATTCAGATAAATATTACACTTCCAGAATAAAGTCAAAAATGACCTTACCAACCTCAGGACCTATAACATTATTAGATATTCAAACTGAGTTTGGTGGCTCTAATCCTATCTACCTCAATGAATACTACCGTGGTGGCACCTATGTTCCTGCAGGCACATCTGCAGGAACTGGTTCATTTCAAGACGCGCCTTTGACATACGCTGCTCCTGCACAAATTGCAGCCAGCAGTACCATTCAAATGTCTATGTTCAGGGGAACAAGTGCAGTAGTGCCATTTGTATTGAACGTTGTTGTATCTACAAATACCACCAATTTCACAATGAGAAACCGAGCCATATCTGCTGGCTGGGACCAGACAAGCCCGCTCATTATGACGGTCACCATAAATGCTGGGGTTACGGTAGGTGCATCTGACACAATAAATTCAGCATTTAGAACAAAATTACTTGGCAACCCTGCTTTTCCTGTAGGCTCTAGCCTTACGCTAATAAACAACGGCACGATTGCTGGAGCGGGTGGTATTGGTGGAGGTGGCGCTGTAGTAGCGTCTGAGGCATCTGTAGGAACAGGAATATCAGGCAACAGTGGTGGAAGAGCCCTGCAGGCACTAGACCCCCTCTTTGTTACCAATAATGGGACTATTGGTGGTGGTGGTGGAGGAGGTGGAGGTGGTGGCGCTCTTGTAGTAATTACAGATGGGAAACTTGGCATAAGCGCTGGCTACGGTGGTGGTGGCGGTGGTGGCGGTCAAGCAGTTTTGTTGATTGCTAATAATTTTGGTCCTGGTGGAACCGTTGCCGGCTGTGATTCGAACACACCAGGTGATGCAGGCACTAATGGAACAGTATCTACTGCTGGTTTAGGTGGCGCTGGTGCAACTGCTGGTGGAAGCAAAACTGCTGGATCTGGAGGTGCGGGTGGTACTCTTGGCCAGCCTGGCCAGCCGGGCAGATCAGTAACTGGTGGTTCTTTGGGCGGAGCAGGTGGTGCTGCTGGACCAGCAATTGAAGGAAATGCAAATATTACTTGGGGCAACTTTGGAACAATTCTAGGTTCTGGCTGGACATCTCCATATTCTCTTTCAGCCAACGTAAATCCGGTGAATGAAGGGTCAAGCGTAACTATATCATTGATTGGAACTGGAATTAGTGGCACAAATGTTCCATACACAATTACTGGGGTGTCCTCAGCAGATATCAGCGGGGCTGCACTGTCAGGAAATTTTGTAGTAGGAACAACACCAACTCAGGTCATTACTCTTGCTGCAGATGGTATAACAGAAGGAACTGAAACAATGACAGTTGCACTAACTCCTCCATCCGGACAGACTTCTTCACCATTAGTGGCAGTAACTGTAAATGATACATCATTTGGGGCTGGACAGGTATTACCTAGCGCGTCAAGCACTTGGCAAATTGAAAATACTACAGTTTATCCAGCAACTGCACAGACAAATATTCATTTTAGATCTTATGGCGATACTGAATATCCAAACGGAGGAGTTTTATCTGGAAGCAATTGGTTCACCGTTACTACTCCAGGAATAGGATCATCTTACTGGATTAGATTTACCGTAAATTCTGGCACTGTACCGCAGGGTTCTCCAGTAAATACTTGGATATCACTGAGTATAGCGCCAAGTTGGTACATCCAGTCTACTATGACGATAGCACAGAATAACGGTGGAATGACTTTAACAAAACAAACAGAATTTACTATAGACATAGCATCAAATTCAACAGGAACAAATATAGTAGCAACTCACACTGGTAATACCTTCTATGCAGAACAGGTATCGTCGTTGCTATAATTAGGAGATTTTAAATGACACTACCTTCATCAGGTCCTATTTCATTTCTAGATATTCAGAATGAATTTGGCGGGTCTAATCCAATTGGATTAGATGAATACTACCGGGGTGGGTCATATGTTCCTGTAGGTACTGCCGCAGGAACCGGGTCATCGCAAACTGCACCCCTAACTCCTGTTGCTCCAGTTCAAATTACCACTGGCGGTACTATCCAACTCTCAATGTTCCGTGGAACTACAGCAATAGTTCCATTCGTTCTAAACGTTGTCATATCTTCACTTACTGAAGACTTCAATATGAGAAGTTATGCTCTTGCAAATGGATGGGATGGAACCTCTCCACTTAATATGAGCGTAACCATCAACACCGGAGTTACAGTATCATCTTCATCAACTTCTACTCCAGCATTCACAACTAAAACTGCAGGAGATCCTACATTCCCAGTTGGTTCAAGTTTGACGCTGTTGAATAATGGAATAATTGCTGGTCGTGGTGGTGCTGGTGGTGTAGGTGCTAATGTAGTCAATGTGACAACTTTGACTAACGGTGGTGCTGGTGGTGTAGGTGGACCTGCACTTGAAGCGCTTGATGCAATTTCAATTACACTTAATGGAGTAATTGGTGGTGGCGGGGGTGGTGGAGGTGGTGGAGGTGCTGCAATTTATTCCACTGGCGGAAAAGATTCTGTAGATTCTGGTCTATCTGGAGGCGGTGGTGGTGGTGGACGTTCTATACTTTCTGGTGGAAATGGTGGAGCGCCTGGAACTGTTAATACTTCAACTGGCTCTGGTATTGAAAATGCAATTATTGGAGGCATAGGTGCAAGTGGAACAGTAACTGCCCCTGGATCAGGGGGAGTTGGTCCTTCTTCAGCAGGTTCTGGTACTACATCAGCAGGTTCTGGTGGATTAGGTGGTGACTTAGGACAACCTGGCGCTGCAGGAAGAACGTTAACTGGATCTGTAGGTGGTGCAGGTGGTGCTGCTGGAGCAGCAGTTATTGGAAACTCAAATATTACTTGGGCCTTTGGCAGTTCTGCAGGAATTTATGGCTCTGGCGGACCTACAGTGGTGGTACCAAGCGGATCAGGAACTTGGCAGGCTTGGAACTTTGCTAGCGGCTTTTCAGCTACAACTGTTTCTTCTATTATAACATTCTATCCAGGTGGTACAGTTCTACCACTTTTAAGTTGGTACAATAGTGCTCCTAATTACTGGGTTACACCGACAGGAGCAGGTGTTGGAAATGACTATTGGATAAAATTTACCTTTATTTCTCTGGATAATGGTGGTGCTACTATTTTAGGAGACGCTTTGAATACATGGATGCCGCTTGATATATCACGATCTATCGGTGTTCAAGTATCTGGCTCTGATAATGATGCAACTCTTACTGTAACAGTTCAATTTGCAACTGATTCTGCTGGAACAAATATCGTTGCCACACACACTGGTGTTACAACAAATGCAATAATCTTCCCAGCAGGCGCTTGATTTTTATCTTAAAGGCAGACACCAGCGAATATAAATAAAATCAATCATATGATGGAGATCTAAAATGAAGCAATTTGAATGGAAAATTAATCACGTTGAACAAGCGCAGGGAACAATGCTTGTTGAATACACCTACAACGGATCTTCAATGGTCTATAACCTACCAGTGCCTCCTGCCGACCAGGACATTGCAGAATGGGTCAAGATGTACGCTCCTGTGTCAGAGTGGGAAAGATCTGAAGCGCAGTTGGCTGCAGTTGAAGTTGGAATGACAGGCTCGCACGTTATTATTTCTCCTACTGCAGGTGTTGCTCCAGCAAGCGAGGTACCTTCTCTTTCAGGTAGCCTGAATGAGGAATACATTCGCGCCGTTGTTTATTCAGTTCTTGAGGAAATGCGGGAAGCACAGGTGTGAAAGAGACCTTGCACAATGCAAGGCGCCTTGATGAAACCAGAGTAAAGCGAGCATTTGGCTGGGTAGTTACCTTTCGGGATTTTCCTGAAGGCTCCTGGCAGGTAGTAGGCGGCGATAAGATGATGACAGAAGCACTTACCCTTTTTACTAAAGGGCGTGCTGAATTTTATCTTGACGGCGAAAGGCGCGGAGATAGAGTACCTGGAATCCTTTCCTCTGAGCATGATCTAGTTGGGCTAAACGGAGAATTCACACTTAAATACGTTGAGCCTACTACACGTGTTTGCATTTTTTCTGGATTTGCTGGAAACAAAAATCAACTTCCAAATGTGTCAAAAATAGTTCTCCATAAAGAGCAACAGCAAAATGCTAGTGCGGGGTTTAAAGCACTGGTATGTTTAGGCGAAGTAAAGGTAAATGACAAGATTTTTACAGAGGAAAAAACGTTTTCAGTTGTATCAAACTCTGCTACTATAGAAGCCCTCTCAGAGCAAGTAATTTTATTGGATTTTTCAAATGCTACAGCGCCATCTAGACAAACTATTCAATCATAGGCTGATTTATACGCCACTCGCGTCATATGCTGGGTTGGGAGCAGTAGGCATAGGGGCATATGGTCTAATTTTCTTAGGTGTTTCTCCACTTTGGCTTTTAGCAACTTTAGTCTTTACATTCGTTATTCTAATGGGTGTAACTGTAGGAATGCATCGCCTATTTTGTCACATGTCATTTAGGACCAATCATTTTTGGGAATATTTGTTGGCATACGTAGGAACATTGGCTATGTATGGCTCAACTGTACAGTGGTGTGCTATGCACACTTCTCACCATCGATACGCTGATACTGAAAAAGACCCACACTATACGGGTTGGAGGTATCTTTTCTGGAAGAAAAATAGAAAGACAGAATTCAACAAAAAAGTTCTAGTCAGACTTTATAGACAACCGCTGCATCGATTTCTTCACCGGTACTATACATTGGTGATCGCTTTAACGTGTCTTTTTCTCTTTATTATTTCACCTTGGGCATTGGTATTTTGCTATCTCATTCCACTTTTTTGGCTTCACTTCGTTGGTTCATTTCACCAGGTATTTGCGCATGGAAGCAAAGGACCAAGAAACCTTCCGATAATGGAAGCATTGATGTTTACTGGTGGTGAGTGGCTTCATAGACAACATCATGACAGCCCAAAATCTATTCGATTTGGGTCTTTAGATGCTGGATTTTTCTTTATAAGACTTATTTCTGTTTAGCACTCTAACTGGACTTCATACCCCCAGAGATAATCTACGTAATCGGTTACAATATCCGCATCAAGTAAATTGAGGTCTCTATCCATATATTGTTCATACTTTAGATGAAGCGTGCGGTCACCTTCAAGGTCGGCACCCACCACCTTTATTTGAGGAACATAGTTAATTCTCTCCATAGTACGAGCCAAGGCAATTCGAATATTTTTATATCCAATTTCATCATGAATTTCTGTAACTAGTGCATAGTCTTCTTCTTCCTCATCTTCATCAGGAGGAGGATCAACCCTAATGCTAAACAGCTTCAAGTCACGAATAACTTTAGGTGATAGATATTGCTGAATAAAACTGTCATCTCGATGCTCAAATACTGCTTCCTTTACCACATCTTGCCATCGCCTACCAATAAGATGAGGCATCCACTCTTTATCTTCATCAGTTGGGTTTTCACAGATGCGCTTTACGTCCTGCAGGATGGCAAAGCCAAGTGCGTAAGGATTGATACCACTGTAGTGACGTGAATTATAACTTGGCTGATAAATTACACCTGAGTGAAAATCAAGGAACGCCATGAAGGCATCTGGTGATAGAATCCCCTTTTCTTCCAAGCGCGTCATAATGTAGTAGTGGCAGAATGAGGCATACCCTTCATTCAGGTTCTTTGTCTGCGCCTGTGGGTAAAAATACTGGTTTACCTTGTAGACAATTCTTAAAATTTCACGCTTCCACTGTTCTAAAGAAGGAGACTTCTTCATAATGAAGTACAGAAGATTTTCCTCTTCCTCCATTTTATCTTCATCTTCCCTATCAAGCTCAGGGTCGATGGAACTTGTGCGCTTAAGAATAATGTCTAGTTCTTGCTGCCGCTTCTCTTCACGTTCCATTAGCACCTTAAGCCTAGCCTCTTCACTTAACTTTGGGCGATGCTTGCGCTTAAACTTATCGATGCCGTGAGGTGCCAGTGCGTGTGCTGCATCTAGCACCATTTCAACTTCATCTTCACCATAACGTTGCTCGCATTGGCGAATATAGTCACGCGCAAAAATCATGTAGTCAATAATTGAACCAGCATTTGTCCATTGTTTGAAGGTCTCGTTATTACGAAAAACTGCATTATGCCCAAACGCGGCGTGCGCAATCACCATTGTCTGCTGCAGCATGCTGTTTTCTTCCATAAGATAAGAGATGCAGGGGTCAGAGTTAATTACAATTTCATATGCTAAACCCATTCGTCCTGTCTGATATGCCTTTTCATTTTTTAGAAATTCTTTTCCAAATGACCAGTGATTATAGTTAATTGGAAGACCAATAGAAGCATATGCATCCAGCATTTGCTCCGCACTTATGATTTCAATAGCATTAGGATATAAAAGACCTTTTAATTCTAATTCTTCATGCGCAATTTTTTCGCATTCCATGTAAATTTGCTCAATTAGCGCAGGTGACCAGTCAGTACGGGATGTGATGTAAAGTGGTGTGCTCATGACTTCCTTTGAATTGATGGGAATAGACCTACCCCAACTGCTTCTCTAACCTCTTGTTGCCAGTGAAAATCGATTTTATCAAAAAAGGCTTCTGCTAGATAAGTGACATTCATGCTGATGCCTTTGGCTTCTTTGCATATATTGAACGGAAGGCGCTAAAGACTGCGCTATCTTCTCCGATCTTGATAGCATGCATCTTTGGATTTGTACGCGAAATTGACGTCATTACATTCCAAAGTGAAACTCCAGAGGCGTAGTTAAAGGTACCAGCAATAGACATACCTACCTGTACATAGACAGCATGACGCAGTTTAGCAATCAGCCCGTTCTCTTCAAGTTCTGCAATTACCTGTGGATTATCAGAGTCCCAGTTATCGCCATCTCCCGCATATGAAAGATAGATATTTGTTTGCTGAATATCATATCGTGTCTTAATGATATCGTGCGCAAGTTTAAATGCTGGGGAAACAATGGTACCACCGCTCTTTCGTGTAGTAAAGAAATCCTCTTCAGTCATCTCCTCCGCACCATCAGTGTGAGCGATAAAGATAAGATCGGTGTTTGGATATTTCCTCTTGATGAAGGCATACTGCAGTGAAAAGAATTTTCTGGCAACTCGCTTCTTATTCTCATCCATAGAGCCGCTAATGTCCATCACCATCACAAGAACCGCGTCAGCCTGCTTTACCTGAATACGCTCGCTCTTTTTGTAGCGAAGATCAACTTTTTCAAAGAATGGAATAATTGAAATTTTTGACTTTAGTTCTTCAATGCGCTGGATAACATCTTTTCGACGTGCTTCGTAACTTGCGCTTATCGGATTTCCAGAAAGAAATTCTTCAATTTTTTCTAGTTCTTTTTCAAGTGCAGCAAGTTCTTCACGGCTTTCGGCGGCGACGGCACGTCGCCGCCCAATTGAATTTCTAAATGAGCGAATTACACTAAGTTGAGCAGCATTGCCTTCCTTCTGAAAACCTGCAGGCTTCCATACTGCTTCAGGCAGGTCCTTTTCATTTGTTTCAAGAAGATCAGGTAGTTCGCAGTCTTCAAAGAAAACATCAAAGAATTCTGAGCGACTAATATTGACAATAAAATCATCTTCGCCATCTTCGCCAGGTCCGGAACCATTTCCTCTGCCACCTCTGCCACCACCACTTCGGTCAATAATAAACTTATCACCTCTTTCCCAACGGTCATTTCCAATGAGTATGCTTTCGTAGTTTCCAGTTGATGAATCGTAGCGGAAGGTAGGCTCATGAAGTGCGTCCTTCGCAATCTTCACCGGATTGATAAACGACTTAGAGGAAGATTGACCTCCAGCCGCCTTTACTCCTCCAGCATCGATATCTACTGGCTTTGATTGACGAATACTATCTTTAATCCGTGCCAGTAATTTAGAACGATTATTAAGTGACTTGCCTCTGCTAGTTTTGCGTCTATCAACGAAAATGAAAGTCGTTGACGGTAAAGTCATATTAGCCCCTTAGAAATAGAAGCGTATAGAAAATGCCAGTAGCGCAAAACCAAGTGTATCCTACTGACCAAATGGCAAGTGAATTTCCAAACATAAAAGGAATCCAACCAAAAGTTGCCAATAGAAAAGCATATGCCTTGCCTCTGTTGCTCAGACCATCTAGCCAAGAATAAAACTTGCTTGTGATATTAGATAAAATCTTCATATTCAGTCCTCCAGAATGTTACTAGGCCGCCTTCCTATTGTTAGTAAACCAAGCAACTAGAATCTTTGTCTGATTTTCAGTATACCCCTTTTCAAGCATTCGCTCAACGAAACCGCGGTGTTTTTCTTCTGTGTCCTTGTCCTGCTTAGGTCCAAATGCAATGACTGGCATAATCTGCTCAGTGGCGCTAAACATGCGCTTTTCAATTACGGTCTTGATTTTTTCGTATTGGTCCCAAGATGGTGACTTGCCTTCGTTCTTTGCCTTGTAGCGCAGAACGTAATGAACGATTTCATTGCGGAAGTCCTTGGCATTTACAATACCAGCCGCCTTTTCAATCTCTTCCAACTTCTTATTGAGATTTTCACGGTCAAGTAAAGTATGGGTCTCAGGGTCACGACATTGTTCGTCAGCCAACCAAGCCTCGGCGAACAAAACATAGCGTTCAAACATATTCTGACCAAATGAGCGATAACTTTCAAGGTAGGCTGTGCGCAGTTCCTTTTCAAGGAACTCAAAGTAGCGTGGCTGGAGGTGTGACTTGATGAAGTCAAGGTACTCATCAGTCGTTTCCTTTGGAAGATTTTCCTTCTTCACGCTCTCCTCAAGCACGTACATTAGATCAATAGGGTTTGCCTGCTGTTCCTCTGGGCGTAGGTCATAGGTTGCAGAAAGAACCTTGAAGGCGAAGCGGGTAGACATTCCCTTCATTCCCTCGTCATTCCCAGCGGCATCGCGATACTCTTCGTATGGCTTTGCATTGGGCATGGTGTCCTTTACGTTATCACCGTTATAAACGCGAAGTTTGGCGTAGATGGTACTGTTTTCTGGCTTCTTTAGGCGGGTAAGAATGCTCCACTGTGCCAGCATCTTAAGTGTTCCAGGTGCACATGGTGCAGTTGCGAGAGAACTTACCTTAAGCATCTTTTCGTAGATAAGAATTTCTTCAATAGTTCGCAAGCAGTATGGTACATCGACAATGTAAACCCGGTCAAGGAATGCTTCGTTAGTTTTGTTGTTGCGGAAATTGAACCACTCGCTTTCATTTGAGTGAGCCATAATAATTCCGGTATAAGGCATAGAAGGAATGGCTTCAGTGCCGTTATAGTTGTGTTCCTGTGTAGCCATTAGCAATGGGTTGAGCGTCTTGATATTTGCCTTAAACATTTCAGCAAAATCCATCAAACCCTGATTAGTGCGGTTGAGACCACCACTGTATGAATACGCGTATGGGTGATTCTGAGGAAATTTTTCCAATTTACGAATATCAATCTTTCCAACTAGAACTGAAACGTCCTGGTTGTTTTCATCGCCTGGCTCAACCTTCATCACGCCGATTTGGCTGTCCTTATTTGGATAAACCTTAATTACCTTAAAGCGGGTAATATCACCGTCAAATTCCTTCAATTTTTCCTGAGCCCACCCACTCATTACCGTATTAAGGTAGCGCTGTGGAATTCCATATTCCTTCTCAAGCATTTCTCCGTGCTCAAACTGGTTGAATAGCCCTAGAGGGCTATCAAGAACAGGAGACATCCGCTTTTCTACATCATTTTCTTGTGCATCATAAAGAACATAGATTGGAAACTTCTGCATCAAAGCCTTTAGGCGCTCTGCAAGAGATGACTTACCACCACCTACTGGTCCCTTTAGATACAGAATTTGCTTGCTCTCTTCTAGTCCTGCTGCACTATTTCGGAAGTATGCTGCAATTCGCTCAATTGCATCTTCTGCTCCGTAAAAATCAGCAAATGAACGATATAGACGAATTTTCTTGTTTGAGTGAATTCTTGAAAGACGAGCGTCTTCACTCGTATCAATAATTTCAGGCTGGCCGATTGCAGCAACCATTCTCTCTGCTGCAGTTGCATAGGTCATTTTATCCTGCTTACACCTGTCTAGAAACTGTTCCAGCGAAATAATTTCTGGCTGGGCAAATTTACTAGCAAATGAGGCGGAAAGAGATGAGAGAGCAGTCATTTAAATCCCTTCTGAAATATAGATATGTTTAAAGTATTTACGGCTATTTTGGTGTATTTTTTACAATTTTGCAAAAAATTACAGGTGAATCAATTGTCCTTCAATGGAAGCAGAAGGCTCGACCGCAAGTGATTTATAAAATATTTTATCTGCTTTGAGAACACTTTGCTTCTTGATAATTAGGTTGCCCTCAACTCTAATTTCCTTTGCAGAAATACTTCCAGAAATAGTAAGGTCATCACTCATAACAATATCAATGCACGTAACGCTGCCATTTACAAGGAGGTGTGTTTTGCCGGTTTTATCTTCAGCCGTTTTGATATGACCGCCAGAAAATAAACCATCAATCACGCACACGCCATTTAAGTTTAGGTTACCAGAAAATTCAGTGCCTTTGCCAATAATGGTATCAAATCCTTGTGCCCCAAATAAACTCATTTTGCACCCTTCTTATTTGAAGTGACTGATTTAATCGCATATTCAAATATTGGAAACATACGACCTGTAAAAAATGCTAAAATGACACCAAAAAATACACCGATGAAATTGTCAGCAAATTCAGCAACTAACATAATTATGGGAAAAATAAAAAGCAGGCGGTGTGGGAAAAAAAGGATGACTTTATCCAGATTATTATTTTTCATTTACTGCTATCCTTAAAAATTTATTTTATCTATCAAATTTTGTCAGGAACAGTTGCCCGACAATCATTTCGCATGCAGACAGTTTCCCATCACGTAGATATTCTTTCACAACTCCTGCAACTATTTCATCTACAGCCTCAGTTGCAATTTCAGGGTTAATGTTAATTCCGCCTAGGCAGAAATCACAATGTTGAAGAGCGTCTAGGATATGCTGCCTAAACTCTGGCAAGTTTGATGGTAAAGGCATCATTTGTATTTCAACTCCTCATCTACAGAGCGTAAAACGTCAATCATCTGCCCCGCATTTTCAAAAGTTTCGCCTGGGGTAAGACCAAAAAAGTGCTGAGCACAGTAGGCTAAGATGTTGCCTAAATTACCTTCCCCAGTGCGCTCAAACTCATTGAGCATTGAGGGAAGTTGCTCACGATATGGCTCCATTTCTGGAATTGAGCCAATCAGGTCGTAATTAAGTTTGATAGTTGCCATACGCTTTAAAGGTTGTTCGTATGACTATTATACCACAGTTTTGGCAGTTTGTTATTACTTTTTTGTAACCTTGTAACAAGGTTATTTGGTGATCTTCCTAAGGGTGATGTATGTTGTCTCTACATCACCATCCCATTGCGTAGAATGGGTTTCTACGTCCCAAAGAATTTCTTGCTTTCTTTGAGAGATTATAAATCTTTTCCACTCGTAGATATTTGTCTTGATTTTAACCTCAGCCTCACTTGATGAGGCTATAAGTGTCATATGAATTTCATCTACTAGATTTTTTTCTAGTGCTTCATCATAGACAGATGCTCCGCCCGCCACCCAAATATGTTTCTGCTTTTTCCCAACATATTTTTCAAGAACGTCAATTGAGGAAACATACTTGACGCTTTTATGCAAAACCGGAGTTTTTGATAAGACGATATTCTTGCGATTTGGAAGACCATTTGGTCGCTTAAGGCTCCTAAATGTAGTATTTCCCATAAGAACCGTGTCACCTATGGTGAGAGCCCTAAATCTCATTAGATCATTTTTCAGGTTTGGATATGCTAACCTACCATCAGACCAACCAATGGTACCTACACCATCTACTGCTAGAATGAGTTTTACGGCCATTAGAACTTCTTGCCAAACTGGGAGATAATCTGTGGCGCAGCGCTGTCAAATCCAGCAATGTCCAACTGTAGAGGATCATTTGGGTCAGAGACCGAAACATCTGTCACAGACGTGGCAATAATAACTTGACGTGTCTTGGGTGTGTCCATCTTGCGGCGATACTGCTTGAGCGCATCTGTTGCGTGGATTTGACCTGCCCACGTTTCATTGTCGGTGATGCTCACGAAGGTATCCACCTTCATGCGATTTTCAAGCGCGTGGGTTGCTGGTAGAGAAAGATCGGTGCCGCCCCAGTTAAACTTCTGCATCTTCTTCAACACGGCATCTAGGCGCATGTTGGGGCTAATGTGCAATTCTGACATTTTGGTGTTGAAGCCACCAATCCAGTAGTTAGAATGATTTTTTACCACAGCAAGAGCCATCACAGCCGCTACTTCAGCCGCTGAAAGATTAGGAGAGCCATTTACTTTTACGCCAAACATTGAGGCAGAGCAATCAACGCCTAGGAGATAGGCTTCATCGCTCTTCTCACCCTGCTCAAAGGCCGCATAAAATGCATCGTCGAGCGCATCAACAATTCGCTGATTTGGCTTCCACTTTGCCTTGCTCTTTTCACCTTGACCGGCTGAATACTGCCTAATCGCTTGAAGGAGCGTCAGTGGATGCACGCGCTGGTCACGAAGCGCATGTGTATTTGACAGTTTGCTGATTATCAAGTTGGAGCCTTCAGACAGTGGCGTCAGCACCCCATGAGAGGTCAGAATACCCAACTTGCGAATTACGGCAGTGAGACCCATATTGACAAGTAGCGCTGAGAGCACGTCCTTATCTGTCATCCACTTAGTGGGCACCATTTCCCAAGTAATATCCTTGTTGTCTGAAATGATGCGAAGCACTTCCTCACGCGAAGAGGAGGTCTTCAGTGTCTCAAAGTCCTGAACGAGTTTTGGCAGCGCTTCGAGATTTGACTTCTTTCCAACTGCATATCCAAGTAAAGCCTCCTGCTCGGGAGATGTTGGCTTGGTATGTGAAAGACGTAGCACGTCTCGGTGTGCCCACCCGTTTCGTGACTTGTACTTTAGCAGTTGAACAGCAAGGCGTTGAATGTCCTTGTCGTTATACCACTTAGCAATGCCCCTCTTTGCTGCAGCATTCCACTTGCCAAGAGCGTCAAGAATGGAGACAAACAGGAATAGCCAAGTGCCGGTGCGTGCAACCTTTGGGAGGGCATCATAGGCGGCTTCAATTGTCGCCGCGTTTCCATAAACCGCGGCTAGCGCGATGGCAACAACTGAGGTGTCGTTCTTGGGAGACCTGCCAGTAAGAGAATACTCCAGCGCATGGCGCACTACTCGCACACCATCTTCGGCAATGCACGCCTTGATGGTATCAAAGCCCTGCTTAGTAATATCCTGCTGCGATGCATAGTAGGATGATTGCTCGCTGCCAATCAGGAGGAAGCGGTCAAGGACGCTCCACTTATCCAACTTGAAGGCAAAACCCCCAGCGTTGTTAAGTTTCATTTCACTCTCGCGGCCAGGGATGGGCTCAGCCTGCGTGGGGAGAGTGCTTGAAGGAGATGATGAGCGGGCGTATTGCGAGTAGATGCTTGACATACAATCTCCTTTTTAAAACTATCAAAACGACAAAAACTAAGTTGGAAGTTCAGTGAATAAAACAATAAGTCCTAATCACCTACACCCATTTATTTCGTAATAGGTAACTCACGGATATTACGTTATCCGACCGTCCATTTAATTCTCAGTTAAATGAAAAACCTATCCATTTTTTGGATAATGGCATCCTCTAATTTCCAGACTTATCTTTCAACTCGCGTGGATTGATTAGAATTTCTATCACCATCATCGTTATGATAACCAACTTTAACGGTCGTTTTGAAATAACTAGTAATCTGAAACAAAACAGGTATGGGTGTAAGGAATTAGCCAGTCCTTAACTTCTGCTTTCAGACTGCTATGCAGTCAGGCTATCCATTATATGATAACCATATCCTCACGGTTTCAGATGTTTTCAACTTTGATGAAGCAATTCTACTATAGAAACAAACTACTGTAAAACTGTTTATTCAGGTTGAAGTTTTATTCTTTCTTCTTAGTTAATCTAGCAAGAAGGGCAGCCTTGAATTTTGGTGCCTGCACCTTGTAAATTCCGTCAAAGGCTCTCGTGTAGTTTGACACAAGCCTATCAACCGGAGAAAGGTCTGCTCGCGTTTTTGCAGTTGCTGGCTCTGCTGACTTTAATCTTCCGGTGTATGGTGCCTTTCCCCCAGTGCTGTAGGAAGTGATGCTTGTAATTCTTCCACTCAGTAAAACACGGCGCCATACTGCTTGACCCTGCTCATCTCCAAGTAGAGAGCCTTTCTTGCCCGTAAAGAGAAATGTGCCATTTTTCTCTTCACGCTTAGTTGTTTTCTCAACAAATCCAATCTTCAAGAGTTTGGCATATTCTTCGCTTTCGCGCGCCTTCTTCATCGCAGGTGCAAGATCTTCAGTTGTTGCACCAATTTCTTCCAACCAATCTCCAGCGATACCAGTTATAATGCCCTGGCGGTTATAAATTCTATGGCCACCAGTGTCTGTCCATGCGCTGGCTCTTTGTGAACCATACGATGGTTCAGCATACCCACGCCGATTAGGTATCTTTTTTCCCTGAGCATCTTTTTTAGATGTGTAAAGTTCTAGTAGAAGTTCAGCAGCTTTCATGTTATTTCCGGTCTGACCGGTCTGAATTAATTATAACTGTAGCCTGTCTATCAATTTCAGGTGCCTGACCTTACGCCACACGGGGCTTAGGATCGCGTGGGCTAGGTGCACTGATATATTTTGATTTCCTGTCGAGAGGAACTGCTTTACCTGTAATGTCTCTAGTTGCGTGACCTGCGATTGCCTTTATTTTTCCTTGTTGAGCTAATTTTGATGCC